CAGACAACGTGCTAGGTTATGGTGTCATTCCAGATACAAACGTTGCATTCTCAGAAGCAACGGTTAGCCGTTATGCACTAGGTATCTACACAACAGATACAAACGTCACAGCAGGTATTAATGGTTGGAGTACCCAAGCAGACGGATACGATGGTACAACTTATACAGATGCCGACGGAAATCCTGTAAAATATGGTAACGGTGACGATACTATTGGTATCAGTTGGACTTGGACAGGTGTTACAACAGGTGACATCTTAGAAGCAAACTACGCTTATATCTTTGGTCCAAGTGCATTTGATGCAGCAGAAGATGCTATCACTGGCGGTGCAGGTGGTGGTGACACTACAACAACAGACAGTTGGGGAACACTAGAAGATGTTGGTAGTGCTACAGATGCAGCAGAAGCCGACGCTGGAGGTGCTGATCCAGTTATTACAACTGAAACCGTAGTTGACACAAGTCGTCCAATACTTACAGCAAGTATTACAACACACGAATCAAGTGTAGCAGACGGTGTACAAACTATTGATAGAGAAAAAACTACAACTACAACTACACCTATGAAAACTGTAACATACACAGATGGTGTAGAAACATCAAGTGCGGTAGCAGATAGTGCTATAACTTCAGCAGTTACAGACCCAGGCTCATTTACAGGTCGTATGGACACAGGCAAAAAGATTGGTCGTGCAGTTGACTTACACAGTTTAGGTTTTGCTGATTATGTAGCAGGTAGCCGCATTACCAGTGACTTAGGAGATGGATGTAGTGCTGAAAGTCGTGTGCTAGGCATTGGTGGATCAACTACCACAGATGATCTAGTCACTATTGAAGGTGGTATCAACAGAATCACTACTAGTGCTGACGCATGTAGCACGGGTGATATGACAACACTACATATGGGCGTTGGCGCAAGTAAGGCACTAGAAAAGTTTACTGTTCGTGGAACAATAAATCGTGCTAGTCAAGATATTACATACGAAAGACACATTGGCGACTTCACTAACCAAGGTGAATATTCTACAAGTGATACTTGGGTAAATGTTGAAGTTGAACCAAACACTGGTAAAATTCGTCCAGTAATGGGTATTGTAGCAGGCAAGCGTTCAACAGATGCTTACACTGAAACAGGTAGCATACAAAGTGCTATTGCTCACGAAGCAACTGACGAATCATATCGTTATGCTACACTAGGTGCTAACTTTGATTTTGATCTTGGAACAGCACACATCAGCAGAAGCACAGAAGGCACAACACGCATTGGTATTGGAGTTGATCATCACATCAACGAGAAGATATCATTTGCAGGTGACTTTAGTAGAAGCATGTCAGATGACGCAGCAACAAATTCGTTGAGTGTAGGATTTAAAATAAGATTTTAAAGTGTAGCCGTGGTAAATACCTTTAGCAGAGGGCAAACCTGCTGGAAGAGAGGGTGTATTGATAGATCCATTCACAGCCGTTGCAGCAGCAACTACGGCATTTAATACCGTTAAGAAATTCGTACACGCTGGTCAAGAATTCGAAAATGTTATGGGCCAAATGGGCAAGTGGTACACTAGTGTATCTGATTTCCGTAAAGGTCAGCAGATGCAAAAGAAACCTCCAATATTTAGAAAACTATTAGCAGCAGGTTCAGTTGAAGAAGAAGCACTTAATCTCCTTATTCACGAAAAGAAGATTATGGAAATGGAAATGGAACTACGAGAATTACTTAACTTTCGTTTTGGATTTGGAACTTGGGACGAGCTAAAAGAAATGCAACGTAAAATTAGAGCTCAACGTGAACGAGAAGTATACAGACAAGCAGAAGCAAAACAAGCATTAATAAATGGTGTTGCTATTACTTTATTACTAGGAGCATTGACTAGTATGCTTGGTGGAATATTTTATTTTATTCTAAAAGCCAAAGGAATAGTATAATTGATACACGCATTTATGCTAGTAGTGTTAATAGCAGACGCACAACAACCGTCGCCTATGTATTTTAGAAGTATAGACGTTTGTCAATACTATGCAAAACGTATACCAAGACAGTACGGAAACTACGGATCAAAGTATCTAGTACCCAAGGAACATAGAATAACTGCTTATTGTAAGCCTGTAAAAGTGCAAGACGGGCCTTACGTATACGATCATTAAATAAATACTATATGAAATGGATAAGCGAATGGTTGTTCAAAGAGCATATAGAAAATATGGTGGAGGAAAAGTTTCAGGAGAAATTGCTTGAAACCTACCTTCACCAGCGCCAACAAGAACACAAAGCAAGAATTGCCCGAGTCAGAGAAACCCTTGATAATAAAACATCAAGGGTTTCGAAAGAAGAACAACACAAACTACAATCCAGTAGTAGAGTACGAACGGGGAGTGAAGAATCCAAACTATCGACCTCGCCCGATCAAGCCGCAATAGCAAAAGCAGCAAAAACAGCAGAGCTAGATGCAATGCGAGCAAAACTAATGGGAAAGAAAAAATGAGAAAAGTATTGTTTTCGCCGCTTTGGAGCATGATAGTTTTAGGTATTCTAGCCTGGATTATGTATATCAACCCTCCGTTTTTAGAAAGTCTCAAATTACGATACTTTGACTCACTTATTGTCAATCAAGAGCCAATTGAAAACAACATTTACACAGTGAATATTGATGAGCCAAGTTTAGAGGCATACGGACAATGGCCGTGGCCGAGAGGTGATTATGGTAGCCTTATAGAGGAAATTTATGCCAGAGGCGCTGGACTAGTTGTATTCAATGTGTTGATGTCTGAAACAGATCGTCAGGGCGAGGATTTTACACTTGCCCTGATAATGAATGACCTACCAGTTATAGTCACAATGCTGGGTGCGGAGGAGAATAAAAATGAACCAATTAATCCTGGTGCTACTATCGTTAACAGTGATTACCTTCACACTATTCCTAGTGTTCCAGGAATCATTGCCAACGTCCCTGATATTGAAAATTCAGCAGTTGGATCAGGCCTTACAAATTCATGGCCAGAAATAGACGGTGTTACTAGACGCATACCACTTGTAGTAGAAAGTGGAGGGGTGTTATATCCAAATGTTACAATGGAAGTGCTAAGGGTATTAGCAGGAGATCCGAGTTTCCAAATTAAGCTATCTCCACTTGGAGTTGACAAGTTACGCATACCGCAGTTTGGTGTTATACAAACAAGCCCAACAGGTGAAGTATGGATAGACTGGAGTCAAAAATCAAAGTCATATAGTGCAGTAGAATTGCCAGACGACTTTGGAGGTGGTATAGTATTTGTAGGACCAACCGCAGCAGGTGTAACACAGCCTTTAGCAACAGCAGCAGGTTCAGTATTCCCACATGAAATACAAGCAACAATGCTTGGAACAGTATTTAACGAATCAAACATTGCAAGACATTCTGATGCCGAAATATGGGGTGAACTTGCATTCTTTGTTGCTGCTGGTATAATTCTTATTTTAGGCGCACGATGGACGTATTTAGGTATAGCCTTTTTTGTGATTGCAGTTGGTGGTAGCATTAGTATAAGTTACTACGCCTTTAATCAATACGGAATGCTCGTCGACGGATTTACACCAGCAGCATTTTTATTGCTAGTAGGACTCAAGCGTTACATACTTAAATTCTTAGATGAATTTTTACAAAAGCAAGCAATTAAAAAACAGTTTGCAGGATATGCATCTCCTACTGTGGTTAGACTATTACAAGAAAATCCAGACCTAATCAAAAAAGGCACCAAGCGAGAAGTTAGTATAGTATTCTCAGACTTGCGTGGCTTTACACCATTAGGTGAATCTTTTGGCGATGACGTGCAAGGACTCACTCGCATAATGAATGGCTATATGGATGCCATTACGCAGCCTGTGCTAAACGCAGACGGAATGATAATCAAGTATATCGGTGATGCTAGTATGCACATACACAACGCACCCATTGATGATCCTAATCATGCTAGATCAGCCGTGCAGTGTGGACTAGATATGTTGCAAGCAGTAGAGAAGTTCAATGAAGAAGTTATTATTCCAGAAGGCAGGCCACCTGTTGGTATGGGTGCTGGTATTAATACAGGACTTGGTTATTTGGGAGAAATGGGCAGCACTATGCGTCACAGTTATGATGTGCTTGGAGATGCTGTTTCAACAGCAGCTAGAGTCGAATCAAAATGTAAAGAATATGGATGCTTACTTCTTGTTGGAGAAGCCACATACGAACAAACAAAGGACGATTTCTTCTATCTAAAAGTAGACGACTTACAAGTTAAAGGTAAGAGTGTAGGACTCAGCATTTACACTGTGTTAGATAATCCACAACATGCTTGGAAAAAAGATCAAGACAGACATGTAAAAATGATGAAAGCATATAAAGCACAAAACTTTGACGAAGCATATAGAATGAGCGCAGCATTAGCAAATTGTTTTGATTTTAAAATGACAGGCTACTACAAAATGTGGATGGAACGTTGTGAATATATGAAAACACAAGAGTTGCCACAAGATTGGAACGGCACCTTCATAGCGCAAACTAAATAATTGTATGCAGCCTATAAGAGAATACTTTTATAATTGGTTTGGTTTGCGTCGAACCTATGAAAAACGCACGACAGATGACATTAATGTTATTTGGATACATGGTGCGAACCAAACTTCATTGAGTTTTAAATACCTGCAAACAAAAACACAGTTTTCAAATGAGATATTAGTAAACTATTCTAGCATGAATAGATTTGAAGATAACATAGAAATGATTGCGGATAAATGCAAAGGCAAAGGCCCACACTTTGTTATAGGACACAGCATGGGCGGTTTGTATGCACTACATCTTACACAGTATGTTAGAGTGCTGGGAGGTGTAAGTATAAGCACACCTTTCCGTGGCAGCAGCACAGCAGACTGGGCAAAGTATATTGTTCCAAGCTATCCACTGTTTAAAGATATAGGACGCAGAGCAGATCCTATACGTAGAGCAAATGAAATTGAATTGAATATCCCTTGGACACAAATTGTAAGCACTACAGGTTCTGTGCCTTATCACAATGGACCTAACGATGGCGTTTGCACACTTGAATCAATGCGTCACAGAACAGACATGAAGCATGTAGATGTTGCAAATACACATTATGAAACCATGGTAAGTGATAAAGTTGGCGATATTATAAAACAAACATATGAGAGTGTAACACAATCAAGAAAGCAGTAGTGTAATGTAGTGCTTGGTCTAATGCTTGTAATCGCCAAAATCTACCTTCGTCACGTTTCCAATTGAACTTTGTATAAAATACAGTTTTGCCCCAATCAACATGCCAATGTATTATGTAATCAAACAAACTATAGATCACTGCCCAAGCAGGTGATACAAAAAATAAACATACTACAAAGTTTACACCAGCGTGGTGTGCATAGTGTCTGTGTCCGTTGTCAAAGTATCTTATTTTGCTATGTGGTTTTTTAATATATGTTTGTAAAAACAAATCAGCAAAGGCATGTTTTATTATTAAGGCAAAGAAAAATAGTAACTCAGTCATTTGCCTTGCTCTCATGCTTTAACAAAAGAGCATTGACTTCATCTGATTTCATAAGCCAGCCAGCTTCATTTACAATAAACACATCACCTGGTTTGTAAAGATAATGTTCTTTTTGTGACCCGTCTTGTTGTTTACCCATTACTTCTCCTGGCCAGTCGCCTTTGACTCTAAAGTTAGCACCTGCCTGTTCTATAACATAGTCCATCCAAATCATTTAACTGTCTCAGAATGTTTGAGAATAAAATGTGTGGCTGCTTTTGATTCGGGCAGTAACACCTTTATATCACATCTACAATAAATGTCACCAGGAAGACTACGACTGTTACTACGATAAAGCACCCAATCCCAACCATTTTCTTCTACTGTTTTGTAAACATCTGTGCCAACTTCACGTTGGACCCACATACGTTCCATATGTGTATCTTTGTGAGTCCACTTGTATTCACAACTGCCTAAATAGAGCTCCATGTAGATACTTATTTAGATTTTGTGTCCCTACAATCACATTTGACACATACATCATTGATACAATCCTTACAGTCTGGAGCGTAACAATGACACTTGTGCCCACAACTCTTACAAGTTCTGGGCGAGCCTTGCATTATGTTAATGCCTTTAATAGTTCTTTTTTTAGATATTCTTTTCCCTTCAAGAACTCTTTTATATGGTCGTTGTTTTCTTTTGTATTCAACGGCATGGCTGTGCCTACCATTTCTGTGTCAGCTGGCAATACGTCAGCTATCGGCATCCCCTTTTGGAACATCTTTTTTCCCTCCTGTGCTATCAAACTGCTTATTAGCAGATTTATATTCATCCACTAGACGTTGTAATTCGTCTTGCCTCTGTGGATTTAATTTTGCCCTATATTCTAAAACCATTGATAGTTTTTGGTTTAGTCTGATCATGTCATTGTCTAACATACGCACACGATCAACCAATTTAATTAGTGTGCCCATGGTTTCTCCTATAACAGGATCAATAGTTTCAGTCACCCATTTCCAAATAAAATAAATGAAATATCCCATGCCCATTGCGGCAATGATTGGAAAACCATATTCACTTACTGCGGCAGCAATATCCATTTACTCTCCAAACATGTTTATGAGTTCTGGTCCAAAATTGCCAGCAGCCCAACCTAGTGCTACAATAGCAATCACACCCATAACAAGCCATTTCATTTTAAAATCATCTACATCCATGCGCAGTGCTACTAGTTCATTTCCTAGTATCCGCACACTTACTTCTAATTTACCTTTATCATCAATCACGTCTGGCATCTTCTTTTCCTTCATTTGCTGCTAACCTATCTACGTTAGGTCTAATGTTTAATGTATAGCTCAACAAAGCATCGATCTTAACTAGATCGTTGTTCATGGTTTGAACTCTGTTGTCTAATTGTCCGATTATGTTTTTTAGAGTAGTTACTCCTCCAGTAACACCTGCTAAAATAAACTTCAATGTTAGGAAAACAAAGCCACCTGCTGCTAATGCTCCTGCTATTGGAAACCCTACATCACCTACTAGTGTTAAAAAATCCATGTGCGCCCTCACGCTCTGCTACAAACATATTTAGCTTGACAAAGACATAAAGTGGATATATAATAAGTATTATCGGAGGAAAAAATGGCTACAACTGAAGAAAAACAGGAACTAGTTGAGGATCTAAAAGGTCCAAGATATTATAGAATTTCACTTTCTGGTTACGGCGGAGAGATTGGATATTTTGCATTGACAGAAAAACAATACAATTACTGGAAAGACTTGAATGAAAATGATGAAGGAACTTTGATCAATTATATGTTGGATCCAGATGATTTTGAAGAAGAAATCACAGAGGATTTAGATTTTCTTGCACAAGATGATTATAGAACACAATGGTATGATGCACCTAACTTAACTGTGCATCAATATGGCGCAGACTTTGGTAGCAGTTATCTCACTGTAGAACAAGTAAGCAGTGAAGAATGGGGTGCTAGTGTTGTAGAAACTGTGGTTGATGGTGAAAGTTTATCTGCATGGACAGACGAAAATGAAGTTGAAGTTGAAATGGGTGTAGATGACACTGAAGAACCAGCATATGTTATGCAAATTTTCAACAGCGAAAAAGGCGGCTTCTTTGATGGATTAATCGAAACATATGGTCCATTTGATCCTAAGAAGTTGAAAATTTATACAACTGAATATTGGAACGGCGATGATACAGTTGTAAATATTGAATATAACGGCCAAGACATCGACAATAACGGCGGCGATACAAACGGCAAAGGCACAAGTTGCTATTTTTGGGAAAACTAGTTATGGTAAATAAAGAGTATAAAGTAGAGGACATTTTTGAGGATGATCCAGACAATCCTGATAATGTTCTAATGAATATTCCACCTGAAATTAGAGAACAGATGGGATGGGAACCAGGCGATGTGCTTAAAATTAAAGTAGAGGAAGGAAGCATCGTGTTAGAAAAAGTAGAGAATGACCAAAAATAACGATATTATAGAATTTGAAGGCGATATCGTAGAGGTATTGCCTAATCAAATGTTTAAAGTCAAATTAGACAACGAACATTTAGTCACATGTTATACAGGCGGAAAGATGCGCCAGTTTAAGATTAGACTAGTAGCAGGCGACAGAGTAAGGATTGAAATGACACCTTATGATTTAGAAAAAGGCCGGATAACCAGACGATTATAGGTTGACAAAAGCCCAAGCCTTTGCTATAAAGTATATAACAAAGGAGGGCAAGATGGCCGTATTAGCATATAAAAGTTTTGAACCTATGCCAGTTTTAGATGGCACACAGGTTATGTTGAATTTTGGTGATTACGAACTGAGCATCGTTAGTCATAGTGGCAGCTATGGTGGCCAAAAAGGCTTGTATGAGATTGCTCCATTCAAGAATGGCCAAATGGTTAACATGCCTGGCATCACAGAAGAACATGATACTGTAAAAGGCTACTTGACAGAAGCTGCTGTTGACACTATTATAAAGAAAATGTATTTTTTAACTGGCAAATCACCGAGGCAAATATGATATATGTTCAAGGCGGCACAAAAGCACAAAGAATGTATGCTTACAGCATGGCGGAGTTTGTTTGTAACAAATTTAACATTGACCCTGATGTAGAAATTTCATTTCGTCGTTTGACCAACGATCGCAGCATTGGTGGCTGTGTGCAAATTGACAATCACGAATATGAAATTGACATCAAACGGAGTTTGCGTTTACGTGATATGCTTACAACATTGGCACACGAATTGGTCCATGTAAAGCAATACGAATTAGGACAATACAAAAACGAAGAAGAATTTGGTTATTGGGACAAACCTAGTGAGATCGAAGCCCATGGTAGAGAAACAGGGTTGTTTATAACCTGGGCTGAACAAAACAAACTAGCACATAAGAAATGGACACAAGTATGAGTTGGACACAAGAAAATGTAGACTTCTTACGTGGGTTAGGAAAGCGTAGCATTACTCTTAACGATTATGTAAAAGCATATTACGATGTTGAAATTCTTCCATATGATATTTCGCTTAATCCTATTCTACAAAAAGTTATTGATAGAGTATATGAAATAACTAAAGAAGCATTTGATAATCCACAGCATGAATATTACTATGCTCCTAACAGACGCATAAATGAATATGGAAATCATGTAGAGGATGTGCTTTGTCAAGCTATTGAAGATGTAGACGGAACTGAAGCAAAGAATTTAGGCGTAGGTTATCCTGATGTTAGAACAAAATTAGGCGGATACTTTTTATACCCAGAATGTAAAATTAGTAGCAACATCGACGAAGTAGGTTCTATGCGTAGTTTCTACACAAGTGTTCCAGCAGAACGCACAAAGAAGATTAAAAATTTGCAAGACGGTATGCATATTTTGTTTAAGTTTCATCATAACGGTCCTGGGGTGCTTACAGGGCGCCATAAGGTATTTGATTTGAACGGCATGCAGTATGTGAGCGAAGCACTGCAACAAGGCAATGACAAAAATGTTTATGCTTGCAAAATGCTTTTTGGTTGACAATGGACAATAGTCCTGCTATTATAAGTTATAAAGCGCAGTTAGGCAAGATAAAGGCACAGATAAAGCAAATGACTACTTATCCTACACAACACTTGATCGAATTGGCTTATGCAGCATATCGCATCAACAAAGGCTATATCAAGCAAACTCGTCGATACAGCGAAGGACAGCCAACAACTTTTAGCAACAAAGAAATGATTACTTTCACTGCACACAGTGATTGGAAACCAGAAGACTTTGTTCCACTTAAAGTAACTGATGCAGATCGTGCAGCAAAGGTAGCAGGCGATAAACACATGCGCCGTTACACAATGCTTGCAATGGGCAACTTGCCCGACTTTGAGGCAGATTTATTTGCTGCCTACAGTAGCAGCGAAATGCCAATTGGGCGAGTAGGATTAGTTGCGTATCTACCTGCATTCATTGAACGCCAGGTAGCCGAAAAGGTTTATAAACAACGTATCAAAACAGAGTTTGCAGAAAGTAAACATCTTGTTGGAGATCGTATTGAACCTAGTGAGGTAGAAATCCTTAAAGTCATTCCTCTAAACAATGACTTTTATGGTGAGCCAGCATACTTGCACTTTGGTGCTATTGGTAAAGACTTGGTGTGCTTTACTGTAAAACAAATGTATGCTGTTGGGGATACGTATGACATTGTCGCACGTATAAAAGGGGAGGATCTCGAGCGTGATTCAAAAACACCAATGACACGCTTAAACTACGTTAAACTCAGAAAACAGGAGATCTAATATGAATCGAGTTACAAAAAAATTCTTAGGCAAAGTATTGCCTCCATTTGGTATTATGGGTTATGTAATGGTTGTAATGACCTTAAGCACTATGGCACCAACACTAGCATTACAAATTGGTATTCCAATTGTATTTTTACTAGTGCCACTTTTTGGTTACATGTTCTATGAATCATGGAAAGATGCTAAACGTGAAGTGGAATGGGAAGATAGAGACTTACTAAGAGATATTGAAAGTAATGTTTAATTACTACAATATTTGGTTAGTTGATGCCGATGGACGCAAAATTAAGCACATCGACACAGTCAAATGTCTAAGCAAAAGCACTGCGGAACAGCAGTGCTTTATGCGCTATGGTTCCGCGAGTAAATACAGTGGATGGGGTAGAGATAACTTTAAGGCGGAAGTAGCATGAATATGATGATGTGGATTGGGCTCACGTATATAGCAGGTTCTTATGCGGGATTTTTATTAGGACGTGGTAAACTTGAAGACGCAATTGATTTAACTATTGATTCATTGATTAACAATGGTTTTTTGCGGCACAAAAAAAATAAAGATGGCGAAGTAGAAATTATGAAGTGGAATGAAAATGAGTCATGATTATCTAGGTATTGAAGATACTTTAGACGAAGACGATTATGCTGTAGTTATTGGAAAAGACGGCAGTCTAAAAGGACTGTATATTCCAACGACAGATGAAGAAGCTGAAGTTCCAGAATCAGTTTGTTATTTTCTTAAAAAATACTGGGGTATCGATGCTAATGACCCAGCTACCTTTCCGACGATACATTGATGACACCTGCAGAAATATTTGAATATAAACAACGTTGGAAGCCAGGCTACACTGTAAGGCTTCATAGCGATCTTGTTAACGAAGGCAAGACTTGGTGTAGACGTAACTGCGACCGTCATGAATGGAGTATGAGCACCTACACAAATGTTTACGAACATACATTTCATTTTGAAAAAGAAGTTCATGGAAAACAGTTCGAAACACAATGGCCTAAATTTGTAAATCAATGAGAGTAACATGGACCCAAAAATTACAAGAACAGAAGCAGTTGCCCAACTTGCAAATCTAGCACAAGAAGTTGAAATTACAGACCCAATTGATTGGAAAACTCTGAACATCACAGAACAAGATGCATACGAACTGATGGCAAACAGTGTTTTAGATCAATTTGGATCAGTTGAAGAAAAATATAAAGAGCCTATCATGATGTCAACTATTGTAAAGCTCTTGGTTGAAAATTTTGTTTTGAATATAAAGTTACATCGGTGATAATATTAAAAAACCAAGTAAATAAAATTGCAGTCTTTGCGCCTTGTAAATGTGGTTCAACAAGTTTAGAAACTGCCTTTATGGGCTTGCCAAGACCACTGCGTCCTTTGGTAAAAAAAAGTGAAAAGTCAGCTATTAGTGATGAAATAATTTTAGAACCTTACAGCAAGATATATCTGTTTACTAGACAAATTGAACATTGGTATAGAAGCGGATGGCATATGGGAATGATTGCCAACGCTTATGGAAATAAAGTAAGGTTTGGAAAATATAAACCTAAACGCCAAACATTTTTACAACATTTAGAAATAGTGAAACATTATACAAAAATCGCTACAGATTTGGCAAATGACAACAACTTGATAGAACTTGGCGTCCAATTTCCTGGAATGGAACAATACTTTAACCATTGTATCTTCAGTCCTACATGGATTTACAAACACAAGCTGAAAGAAGATCCTAAAGTAGAATTAATTTCATTGCAGGACACAGAAAACTTAGTCAAGGCTTTGAAGGAAATTAGTCCTCATTTGCGCCTGTTGCATAGTAACAAAAGTTTACATTCGCCATATGATATAAACCGTGAAGAAACAGGTAAAATATTAGACATTATAAATACCATATGATACACAAAGGACACATTAAACCCTCTTGGGACATCGAAGAGTTTAAAACTTTAGACTACAAGTTTGATACTCACAAGGACAATGACTTGTTAAACAAGTTTGCCAGTGTTGGGCATAGTAAAATGTATATGACATTATACAATTACTTCCAACCAAATCCTTTCCCACCAGTGGTGTTTGATTATATAGTTCCGCAGTTTGAAATTACTAATGTCAGTGTAGCAATCAACTTGTTCACACCTGGTCAATATCTACCGCTACACGGAGATTTGTATGGCAAGTATAAAACATTTCACGGATTGAAAAATCAAAACATTAGACGCTTTGTTGTAATGCTAGAAGACAGTGTGCCAGGACAAATCTCGCAAGTGTGCCATGAAACATATGGTTATTGGCGAGCTGGTGATTGGTTTGGCTGGGACAATGATGATCCTCATGCTGTATACAACTTCAGCACTGTATGGCGCTATGGCATACAAATAACTGGCGTGCCTAAAGAACCACAAATGAAATTGTTTACTGAATATCCAAATTTAGGTTGACAAATTAATTAATCTTTGTTATAAATAAATCATGTATAAACATCTAAGGATAGGCAAATGAAAAGGTCACTTTCTACAGTAGCAGCAGTAGCACTTATGGCTACCTCAGCATCAGCTGAAACTAGGTATGCTACTATTACACATATTCAACCTAATTATCAAGAAGTTACAAGCAATCAACCAGTAAAAATTTGTAGTGATGTTGAAGTGCCAATTTATGGCAATGTTCAAGGCGGAGGTGCGTCTGGCGGTGATGTGCTTACTGGAATGATTATTGGTGGTTTACTAGGTAAAGGTGCTACAGGGAAAGACAACGGCGCTGCCGCAGGTGCTGTAATTGGTGGTATTATTGCTGCCGACAAAGGTAACCAAAGCCAGCGGGTAATCACTGGATACAAAATTGAACGTCAATGTAGACAAGAAAATCGCTATACCACAACCACACAGATTAAAAACTATCGTATCACATATCAGTGGGATGGTATCAGCGCACGTAGTTATACCTACAACAAATATAATGTAGGAGATCGTATTCCAGTATCAGTGAGTATTGTAGCACAATGAGTGGATACAAAATTGATGAAGTAATTTCATTGCTTTATCAAATCAATATACGTCTTAAACGCATTGAAGATCAAATGGGGATGGATGAGCAGGAACTTGAAGATATTCTAAAAGATTTAGAAGAAGAACTAAGTAGACCTGCTCCAAAGAAACCAAACTTAACTGTGGTAAAAGACGAAAAAGACACAAACGTTTTTGAGTTTACACCAAGATAGGTCGGGGGGCAGGATGGTAATGCCTTTAGCAGAGAGCCTATCTGCTAACTTTGATAAATAAAGTATAGGAGATAGGTTATGAATGTAAACGAGAAAGGAAATGTTGGTTTAATAAAAGTAATGTCAGACTTGTATGACAAAGGTTACCATTGCTTTACACCATTTGATGATTTTAGTCCTGTGGACTTGATTGCGATGGATAAACAAGGTAATATTAAAAGATTACAAGTAAAGTATCGTTCATTACTTCCGAGCAAAGGCACATACGAACTTGCCGCTCGTAGTATGGTAAACAAAGTAAGCAAAGATATTGATAGAACACTTATTGATGGATGGGCTGTTTACTTAGAGGAAGAAAAGAAAGTTACTTATTTGCCAGTTACTATAATGGAAGGCAAAGGCGTTCATTATATTAAACCAGGAGAAGTAGAAGAGATTTGGTGATGTGGCTGAGTGGTCGAAAGCGGCTCCCTGCTAAGGAGTTGAACGTGATTAAGCGTTCCCAGGGTTCGAATCCCTGCGTCACCGCCATAAAAGGGTTGACTGGGTTCGATTCCCAGTCCGACCGCCAAAGCTGGACTAGCTCAGTTGGTAGAGCAAAGGAATAACGCTGCTGTGGCCGAATGGTAAGGCAACTGACTTGTAATCAGTAGATTGGGAGTTCGATTCTCTCCAGCAGCACCATAAAGGGGCCTTAGTATAGTTGGGAAAACATCGGATTTGCATTCCGAAGTCAGGGGTTCGACCCCCCTAGGCTCCACCAATAAAGGAGAAGCTGTTCGATCCCGGTTATCTCCACCATACTCCCCAAATAAATAGAGTAATGCACGGCCACATAGTTTTATTCAATGCAAGTCAGTTTCAACGTAGATCAAGTGGTGCTTATAGGACTGCAAACATTCTGCGTGATATGGGTTTTGAAGTAGAAGTGATAGACTTTGTTGAGCAATGGGATATCCAAAAACTCAAAGAGTATGTAAGTAAAATTGTTACACCAGACACTGTTGCATTTGCATTTAGTTATACATGGATGCTTCAAGACATTATTGGAGAATATGTGCAATGGCTCAAAAAAACTTTTCCTGGTAGAAAATATTTCGCAGGTGGACAACAACCATTCCAAAAATACGAAGGGTTTGATTTAGTTTGCACAGGATTTTTTGAACATGCAGCTGACCCTATCATTGATTATCTGTTCAACAACGGACCACCTCCAAAACATACTATGATACACAATGGTATGACAATGCTGGTGAATGCAGACACAGATTATCCTGCACACAGCATCAGAGATCTCACAGTTACATACAATCACAGCGACCATATACAACCGTTTGAAGCACTAACCATTGAACTCAGTAGAGGCTGTAGATTCAAATGTAAATATTGCAGTTATGCTTTTTTAGGATTTAAAAAAAGTGTGTTTCGCGATCCTGAAAATGTTAGAGAAGAGTTAATAAACAATTACAATTTATATGGTGTAAAAAATTATATCATTGCTGATAGCACAGTAAACGATGATGATGACAAATTGCGTATGATAGCAGACGTTGTTGAAAGTTTGCCATTCAAACCAAACTTCAGTGCTTTTGTTAGAGTTGACCTAGTAGTGGTTAGGCCATATCAAAAAGAATTATTGAAACGTGCTAGAATATGGGCACACTTTTATGGTGTAGAAACTTTCCATCCTGTGGCTGCGAAAGCGATAGGCAAAGGTATGTCACCTAGTAAAATAAAACGTTGTTTAATTAATATTCGAAAGTATTTTTTAGATCATTTAGGTTTATATCGAGGTAGTATTGGATTGATTGCTGGATTACCAGGAGAAGATGAAAAAAGTTGGCATAAAACTCAAAAATGGATGAAGAAGAACTGGCGCACTGAAACATGGCATTGGTGGCCTTTGGATATAACCAACGACAGTAGCAACGATAACACAAATAGTTTATTCAGCGACGATCCGGCCAAGTATGGATACAGCAAAATATCAGATCAATCAACTATTGACGCATTAAAAAATGAATACGAACAGTTTGGTAAACTTGCACATCATAGACTTGACGATCACTATTTCTTTTGGCAAAACGATCAAACCAACTTTTATGAAGCAAGCATGTGGTGTAGCAAAATGTTTTCTCCTGAAAACATCTTTACAGTAGAGCCAAACTTTTATATTATGAACAGACTATACAGTGTGGAAAACCTACGAGATGCATTAAAATTAAATGTTAATATATGGGATGACAAAAAAATAGATACGGACACAGATCCTGATCCGTTAGATTTATATGTGACTAAAAAAATAGAAAGCAAACACAACCAATGAGAGTTGATCAAAAAACAAATATGTTTCAATTGGCTTGTTATGTAGGCGGACCCTTGGTGTTAATTTTTAACTTTAATGCAGCATACCTATTTGGCTCGTGGTTATTTTCTTGGATAGTAGTGCATGTTGGAATCAGTATGGGGTTACATCGTTGTTTTTCTCATAAATCTTGGGAACCAAAAAATAATTTTATATTAATTATATTACATTTTTTATCTGTAATTAACACAGTTGGTCCTACTATTCCATGGACTGCTACGCATAGAATACACCATAAGTATTCAGACACTGATAAAGATCCGCACTGCATTAGAAATTCTACCTTGTGGCAAAAGTTTAAATTATGGCATAATTTTGTGCCTTATCATCATGTAAGTCCAAGGATAGTCATTGATTTACTAAAAGATCCGTATCATAGATTTTTTAACAAATACTATTTTCATATATTAGTTGGCTGGGGATTGTTATTGTTTGCTATCAATCCTGACTTGTTTATGTATGGATACCTAGTAAGCACAATGTTTTGTTTACATACTATATCCTGGATTACTGTAGGTGCCCATATGTTTGGACATAAAGATACTGACACAAACGATGATTCTAAGAACACATTTATTATGGGATTATACTCTTGGGGAGAAGGCTGGCACAACAATCACCATGCGGCACCTTGGAGTTATGCGTTTGGATGGAACCGCGGACAACCTGACTTTGGTAAATGGTTGATTGAAAAACTAGCAAAACCTGATTCACTCAAAGGTGTAAATTATTATGATAAATGAAATTGTATCTTCAGGTAGAGTAAGATTACATGTATTTGATCATGACAATGTTGAATTTGAAAAAGTAAGACAAAAGTGCTTAGAAGAAGATAATTGGCTACGAGAAAATTATACAAAAGAACGCTGTGTAGTTGAGGATCATAAACTTTTTTGGATTGCATACTTAGACGATAAACTTTGGCACTTTAGCGGGTTGCTTGAATTATCTCCACACGTTGCTAGAATACTCAACAGAACTTATATGTTTCCTGAATGGCGTAGTCCAAGAAAAATTACGTATCATCATGATCAACTAGCTAATCATGTAATTCCATTGGTAGAACAAGTATTAGGATTTGAATACGATTTATTGTTTTTTAGTATGCAAAGACGCAAGCGTGGATATCAAATTGAAAAACAACCTTGGTGGGAAAATGTGAAACGTAGCTGGATGAGTGTCACAGACAAATGGCAAGCATTTGATGCCGGCCTTGTTAGAATATATCCAGACGAACAAGAAAGTTGTTATCAAAATGTAATGTATAAAAGCAATGGATATACATTACAGGACTGGGGTCCGCGAATTATTACCTATGAAGAATATATTGAAAAATTTTACAAAAAAGATGAAGATTTTTTTGTTTCTTGGCAATAAAAAGGTTGACCTTTGGTGATTCTTTTGCTATATTATAAACATAACAAAGACGACGGTCCGAGTTAGATAGTGCAAGGAAACGCTGCTTTACAGAGGCAGTAACTTGGCTAGTAGCTGTAGTGGCAGCGCATGAGCATGGAGACATGAAGATGCGTATTTTGGAAGTAACTATCCGATGCTAGGCTCCGCTGAATTGATTGACAGGATCTGTTGAGGCGGTTGTTGGTAATCCTTAATCCAACCTATCACAGATAAATAACAATGAAGGAATTTTTTACATGATCAAGACTAACACAATAGGTATAATATATTGGCCATCACGAAAGTGGGGTATGTCTTGACGTGACTTTATAAAAAAGTTATTTCAACAGCCCCTAGCACTAATAATGTTAGGGGCTTTTTTTATGACTACACTACACCTTACTGCAATAAGGTGTCGTTGCAGAGACAGAGGCTTTGAAAGGGCTAAAGATAGTGTAGTTTTAAAAAAAGTTTTATGCAGGTGCGCTACAGTCGGAGAGGTAGGCTGGTCTCCAAAACCAGTGCGTTAGCTGAGCGAGTTCGAATCTCGCCACCTGTGCCAATATGTAACATAGGGCTTGTAGCTTAATGGTAAAGCAGTGCGCTCATAACGCATCGATTGGGGATTCGACTTCCTCCGGGCCCACCATATTCCGGGTGTAGGTCAGTCTGGTAGACCGCTACGTTTGGGGCGTAGATGTCGGAGGTTCAAATCCTTCCACCCGGACCATATCGCGGGTATTGTGTAATGGTAAGACCTCTGCCTTCCAAGCAGATGATAGGAGTTCGATTCTCCTTACCCGCTCCAACAAGGAAAGGTGGCCGAGAGGCTTAAGGCGTCGGTCTTGAAAACCGAAGTAGGGGAGACTCTACCGTGGGTTCGAATCCCACCCTTTCCGCCAAAACCGTTGGAGCACCATAAATGGACGTCAGCACTGGTTGTGCGGGAGGGACTTATATCCCCTTAGGCAGCAGATTACTGTTCACGGCTGGGTTCGATCCCCAGGGCGTCTACCAACTTTACTGTGTTTTGCATTAATTGTCTTTTTCGAATCCTGTTAGGACTACCATTTCTCTTTATAAATATTTTATGTTCAAAGCTGTTAAAGAAACTATTTGGCATCTCACTTGTGGTAAATGCAAGAACTGGTTCACTTATGCAACAATGGAAAAAATGTGTATTGATAGATATACTTTTCACTGCCCGCATTGTGGACACAAAGGAGGTTGCGAAGTAAAAAAATGATAACACATTTGATAACTGGAGGTTGCAGCTTCAGTGCTGATATGTTTTGCTGGCCCGTGCATTTAGAAAATCAGCTAAAAGTCACTCATGATCAAACAGGTGTAGGAAGCAGTGGCAATGATTTGATTTCTCGCAAAGTAATAAGACAGGTATATGATTGTTTACAAGCAGGAATGTCTCCTGAAGAAATGTATGTAGGCGTTATGTGGAGCGGCCCTGGCAGAAAGGCTTTCTATGTTGAATCAGATGATACATTAAAGTTATGCAAACCTTACATCAGTGATACCAGTCCTCATATATGGCCTGAAGGATCAAAGCACGGATGGGTTTTGATAAATCCTTTTTTTGATAACAAATTTGCAATGGGATATTACAGAACTTATAATAATTCAATCCAAGATCAAATAGAAACCTATGAGCATATGTTGAGATTGCAATTATTTTTAAAGAGTTATAGAATAAAATACTTTTTTTCAACCTATACAGACGAAGTGCTAAAAGACCCAAAAGATAGTGCAGTGTTTGTTGATCATTTAAAAGATCTGATTGATTGGAATAGATTTCTTCCAGTCAAAAGTATGCACAATTGGTGTATAAAAAATTATCCAAATGATTTCCCAAAAAATGATGATCCACATCCCGGCAATTACCAACACAAACGATTTGCTGCTGAAGTATTAGTGCCTTGGATTGAAAATGACCTATGATGTTGTAATTTTTACTGACATTGCAGATAAACTTTCACCGCAAAGAGGATTAGGTGCCTATAAAATTGCCAATCTAGCTAGAGCGCAAGGGCACAGTGCAATTGTTATCGACTTTTCAAGTTGTATTACTTGGGAACAATACCAAACAATAATAGACAAAACAGTTGGATCAAATACTGTTTGTGTTGGCTGGAGTATTACATGGTTTCCATGGAGAACATTTGGCGGAAATCAATATTTACTTGGACCTGAAAGCAGAGACACAAGAACAGTTAACTTCAACGAAGGCATGAGTTGGCAAATTTTCTTGGGCAATCAAAACCGCTACATAGATTATGTCAAGCAAGTTAATAATCGCACAGAATGCATTGTTGGAGGCAGTAAAGTTTTTGAATACGTTCGAGATACAGAATGGGATAGAATTTTTGTTGGCTTTTGTGAAAATCAATTTGTAGACTATCTACAAGGCAAGCGTGAACACATCTATAACTACGATCCACGTGGGCATGGTCCAAATCATAATTTTGCTAATACATCGGTTTCTTATGAAGATACTGATTGCATAAACAGTGAAGAAATACTTACAATAGAAATTAGCAGAGGATGCATATTTAATTGCGCATTTTGTAGTTATCCACACATCGGACAAAATACCAAAGACTACACCAAATATCAAGATGTGTTGTTCAAAGAGCTCAGTGAAAATTATAAAAAATGGGGTGTATATCAGTATTATATCGTTGACGACACTTTCAATGATTACACGCCAAAATTAGAACTTGTAAATGAGGTAATACAAAGTTTAGATTACCAACCTTATTTTGAAGCATATGTTCGCATGGACTTGGTTGCAAAACAAAAGCATCAAGCACAGTTAATGTATGATATTGGATTGCGTAGAATTTATTATGGACTAGAAACTTGGAACAACAAAACCAGCAAAATTGTAGGCAAAGGTGATAATAAAGATATTAAAATACAAGGCATGAAAAATTGTAAACAGGTTTGGGCAGACGATGTGTATGTAAATGCAGGCTATGTTGTAGGATTGCCTTATGATAACGAGCAAGATGTGCTTGACATGGTAAATTGGTATAGCAAAGAAGGTAACAATTATATAGATGCGCTGAGTTTCAATGCTTTGTTATTAAAGGATCTTGGCGACCTAAATAATTTTATGTTTGACAGTGCTATAGATCGCAATCCTAACCATTACAACTATACAATAGATGGCTTGACATGGACAAGAAATGACAGCGGAGATATCTCAAACTCTTTACAAGCACAAAAGATAGCAGACTTTGCTAATCAAGCAGTTGCTGAACACAACACATTTCCTCCTAAAGTTTGGAAATATTGGAGTTTATATGATGCATATTGCAATGACATAGAAGGATCAGAAAACGAAAAGTTTAAATATTTTTATGATAAGTTTTATTATAAACAATTGATGGAAAAATTAGATGCGTAAATGTATTGTGCCATGGACACAAATTGAAGTGTGTGCAACAGGGTTTGTTAGACCTTGTGCAGAATACAAGTATGACTTTGTAAATGAAGATGGCAGTAAAACTGACTTAAATGATGCAAACACCACACTAGAAAGTGTATGGAACAATCATGAATATACTAGGTTAAGACAACAGTATATCAACGGCGAAGAACCCGATGGTTGTAGTAAATGCTTTACGCAAGAATCACAAGGAATATTGAGTAGACGTCAAAGAGAAATGCAGGTGCATGGCAAACACTTGCACCTTATGAACTCATTAGATGCACCTAACCCTGTGTTGTTTGATGTTAAATTGGGCAATCACTGTAATCTACAATGTAAAATTTGCAATAGCGAATTTACAAAAAAATGGGAACAAACTGAACTAGAAATTTTTGGACAAGTTATTAATCCTAGCTACGGTAAAGATTGGGTAACACAAAAACAAAACTGGGATAGCATTGTAAACATCAGTGAAAACTTAGAAGTGTTGTATCTCAGCGGTGGCGAACCTTTTTTGATCAACGATCACTACACGCTATTAGATCATTTGATTGAAACCGATAGAGCAAAAAATATTTGGATCAAATTCCACACCAATGGCTCATTCAAACTTACAAATAGGCTGCTTGAAATATTTTCAAAGTTTCAAAGTATACAATTACATTACAGTATAGATGATGTAGGTGCTAATTATGAATATCAACGTCCTCCTGCAAAATGGAGAAGACTTGAAGAAAATTTCAAACACGCTATGCAACAAGATGTTGATGTTAAAATTACATACACAGTAGGATTGCTTAACAGTTTGAGCGGCACAAACATGGAGAAATGGTGTGATAGCATAGGATTTGATATAGATAATCTTGTGTGTAATTTTTTGCATGACCCAATTTTTTACAATATCAGTTTACTTGATAGGCAGCAAAAAAACTATTTGTTAGAACATTTAGGCACTGGTGTAATAGATAACGAAGTGCGAAAGTTCATGGAAACACAGCATCTAGAAGAAATAAAAAACAAAAATTGGCGAATAAATTCAAGAAAAGAACTTGACAACTTGCGTAAGTATGTTATAAGTAAGCTAGACAGTAAGAGCAAAGTGTCTCTTATGGATGTCAACCCTGTAATAGCAAAACTGGTGAACGCAAATGAAAACATGTGTCTTACAACGTAACAAACGATCAATCACAGTAGATGTAACCAAAAACGGTGCTGTATTCAACGAATATGATATGTTGGATTTTGAAACCAGCAAAGAGTTTCACGATCGCAAAAAAGCTGAGAGCTATTTTCAAAGCCTTGTATATGCTGGTTACAAAGAGGCATTGGCATCATGAAGATATATGATCTCACAGAAGAACAGTGCGACATGTTGGACCGACTTTGGGCATGTGATACTGTTGAAGAAATCTATGATATGTTCCAAACACTTGACGCAGACAAATTTAACATGGCATTGACACTACATCAGATGATGCTTGATGAAATTGTTGAAAAAGATAACGATCCAAACAACACAGTGGTAGCACGTAATATGTTGGCTGGTATAGGTGTCAAATGCTAGATGATCATGCAGCAAAATTATTTGCTAAAAATATAAACATGATGGTGCCATGGTATCTCATGGCATCATACGCATACTATGAACAAGGTGATCCAATTTTCTCAGATGGCTTCTTTGACAATATGGGTAAAACAATGTTGGCAGTTTGGGATGACATTGAACACTTCCATAAAGAACATATCACTTTAGACGATTTGGAAGCAGGCACTTTCCTAGGAAAGTATCCAAGTCGTGTTGAAGGTGCGTTACAAAGTTTGCGTGAAGCATACTTCACAAAAAACGGAACAGTCAGAAAAAAGCCCCTTATACAACAAGTTTGATAAAACAAGTATATATAAGTTTACAGGAGGTAACATGGCAAAAGGTGTAGTTAAACGTAAAAAAACTAGGGCAGCACGTAAGTCTAACGAATGGGACCTAATCAAAGACGACTGGGGTTGGCAAAAAGCTCATTACTATATCCATTATGAAATCGACAGTAAACAATGGTTAGTAAAAGTCAAAGAATATATCAAAGCAAACTATGATAAAAAAGTGGTTGCTAATATCAACAAGCTGCCGGACTGGAAAGTAGGCGGCAAAAGTCACTATGCTACAGCAGCACATTTTGAAACACATTGGCCAGATCGAGTTGTTGAAGGATACAAAGGCGCACTTGATCGTTGGATAATAGGATTGGCAGAAGAAGGTGCCAAAGTTGTAGAAGAAAAGAAAGCAGAAGAAAAAACCAAAAAGAATGTGTATGTGCCAAGCATACAAGAACGTATTCGTGAACAAGCAATTGATGTGTGCGAAGACATAGACACATGGATGGATGGTTTTATCACCGACAAGAAAAACTTTGATCCAAAAGGTTTTGACTTTGCTAGACATTTTGCCAAGCACAAAGTCACACAAGCACATGCTAGAAAAATCATGAGCTTTTATGCTGGCGAACTTGAAGAAGCAAGGGTAATACAAAAACTGCCCACACCTGGTGAAATCAATCGCTGTAAGGACGAGTTTGAAAAAGACCAATTACAGCAGCTACGCGAAGGCTACAGCCACCTTACTAAAAAAGACGCTAAAGCATACTTGACAGCATTAGAGCTGCTACACGGCGCTTGTAGCGTGGTTATAGACGCTGCTAAAGCAACACGTAAACCACGCAAGAAAGTAGCGCCAAGCAAAGAGAAGTTAGTAGCAAAAGTCAAGTATTGCGAAAAAGACGACAAACTACAATTGGTTAGTGTTAATCCGTTGGAATTGATTGGTGCTACAGAAATTTGGGTGTATAACATCAAGACACGCAAACTGGGCAAATACATAGCAGATGAACATGCCACTATACAAGTTAAAGGCACCACACTTTTACACTACAATGAAAAAACCAGTATCCAAAAAACACTTCGCAAACCTGACGAAACACTCAAAGAGTTCAAAAAAGCGGGCAAGGTCCAATTGCGTAAATTCATGGATGAGATTAAAACGACAGATATTAAACTAAACGGTAGGCTTAACGCAGACACAATTATTCTAAAGGCAACACAATGAACAAAGTAGCAGATACAGTAGCAGCTCTAAAAGGCATACCCACACGAGAAGAATTACAAAAACTACTGGTAGAAGAAGTGGTTTACATAACTTTTAAAAAACTAAACGGCGAAGAACGTAGAATGCAAAGCACACTTGTTCCAAGCATGTTGCCTCCAGCACAACGAGATGACAAGCTCAGCCAAACCAAAATTCGCAACTTAGAAGAAAAGGTATTTGTGGTTTGGTGTGTGGATCGCAGTGCTTGGCGCAGTTTCCGCTATGACAGAGTTACAGCAGTAGAAGTAGATCACCAGTATGGCAACGGACATGAGGATGGTGCCAACTATTAAATATATAGATAAACTCTAATATGACATAATAAATACTGTATGAAAAATATTACACTTGAAGCATTGGAGCGTCAAGTATTGTTATGGAACAGAGCAGCAATACTGGCGCCCATTTTTTTTACTGGCCTTCTTATGTTGGCTTGGCTATTCAGTTTTTGTAGCACACAAACACTGTTCTTCATTGCCTGTGGATTGTATTTTGTCACAGCAGTGATTTGGTGGTGGTGGACAATGAAAAGTATTCATATGTTAGTAAAGATTTTATCTAGCACAAACATCGGTATCAAAGAAGTAAGCAATGAACTTAAAAATATTCGAGAAGAACTAAAGGTTGACAACCAATCTGATAACTAGTATTATTAAACTAAGAGGACTAATGTGTTCGCCCCTCTATAAACATTCCGCACACTCCAGTAGCCGAGGAGTATAATATGAGTTACTATAGCACGAAAACATATGGGCACAACATTGGATTGAGTGCCTGCTTTAGACAACCTAAAGCACATAGCCATTGTAAATTTTTACATGGATACAGTTTACAATTTAAATTTACGTTTGGAGCAAGTGAATTAGATGAACGCAACTGGGTTGTGGACTTTGGTGGATTAAAACCATTGAAGGCATGGCTTGAAGATACATTTGATCACAAAGTTGTATTGGATAATGATGATCCGGAAATGGCAACATTTGAATTGCTACAAGAAAAAGGACTAGCAGAACTTACACTCTTAGATGGTGTAGGAGTAGAAAAGTTTGCTTATCATGCATGGAAGTTTGCTAATGATCTTGTCAAAGAAATGACAGATAATCGTTGCTGGTGCGAAAGTGTAGAATGTGCAGAGCATGGTGCTAACAGCGCAATTTATACACCTTTTCAAGTGCAGAAGATGTCTTTTGTAGATGGCTAAGAAATACAATCCGGGCGAAACTAAAGCACAACGCAAAGCTCGCAAAGCAATAGAAAAAACAGCTAAAGACTGCAATGCAGTTTTTGAGGATGCTACCAAGATTGCTGAAACACCTAAACTAGATAAACATATTGTGTGTTTGAAATGGGGAACCAAGTATTCTGCAGACTATGTAAACAAACTCTATAACATGTGTAATCGACATAGCCAACAAACTTACCAGTTTCATTGTTTTACAGATAATGCTGCCGGTATACAAAATGGTGTATGTATTCATCCTTTGCCCAATATAGACAAGATACAAGGATGGTGGTTTAAGCCATGGTTTTTTAGCACCGAGTTGCCTATTAGAGGAACACTATTGTTTTTAGATCTCGATGTAGTCATATGTAACAATATAGATAGATTTTTTAACTTCGAACCAGAAAAAGATTTTGTGATAATTAGAGACTTCAATAGAAGTATTAGAGCAACATGGGATAGAGTCAACAGCAGTGTATTTAGATTACGCATTGGCAGTAGAGCTCATCAATATCAAGATTTTTTAGATAACAAAGATCACAACATAAGACGTTTACCAGGGGACCAAGATTGGATGTATAGAGGTGCAAGACCTTTTACATTTTGGCCAGATGAATGGGTGCGTAGTTATAAATGGGAAATGCGTGATAGGCGAGATTTAGAATTGCGTAACGGTGTTAGAGTATTCAAAAATATTGGCTATCCAAAAGTAGAAAAACAACAAAGTATTGCAGTATTTCATGGTAGACCAAATCCAGAGGATTGCAAAGATCCTTGGGTGATTGAGAACTGGCGATGAATAGAATGCAGGATTTTTTACTTTGGTATAAACATTTACGCAAAGAAGGTAGACGTATGTATGGCGATAATCAGGTTGACTTAGCTTGGTATGTCAAGTATAATATGTTTAATTGTGTTTGTTGGGCATGGTATAACAGTAAGCACACCACATTAGATGGAAAATATAAATGAATGATCTTAAATTTACAACCGCAGGCGATTACATGAAAAGTTTAGAAACTCCTAAACGTATAGGCTTTGCGTGTAAGTATTTGCATCATGACCAAACACAAAAGCCTAAGATACTAGAAGAACTACAACGCCCACTAACTGAGAAATGCACAACAGTAGCATGGCTAAATAGACAGAGTAAGGATGTTGCAGAACAACGACTATGGGACATTATGGTCCATAACGCAGCGGCAGCAAAGAGGTTAGTAGAATATGTGGGAAGCCTTCCTCCAGAACTTCGTATGGTCCGATTGGGTAGCAATCAGCTTCCTTGTGCTACCGAGTCTAGCTGGATGTATTTTTGGTCTAAGCCTGACGTTGTTGAATACTGCGAAAGAGAATATTCAAAGGTTGGTGAGGCCGCAAGGCTTTTGGATGTCAGATTATCAATGCACCCAGGACAATTTACGGTGCTCGCCTCCGATAACGAGGAAATTGTAGAAAGGTCAATAGATGAGTTCGAATATCACATCAATCTCGCGAGGTGGATGGGCTACGGTAAAAACTGGCAAGACTTCAAATGTAACGTCCACATCTCAGGACGCAAAGGTCCAGCCGGTATCATCGACGTCCTTCCAAGACTGTCTCCAGAAGCACGAAACTGTATTACTATCGAAAATGACGAAAACAAGTGGGGTCTCGAAGCAAGCCTAGAACTAGCAGATCATTGTGCATTGGTATTAGACATACACCATCACTGGGTAAACACAGGAGAGTATATAGAAGCAAATGACGATAGGATCAAGCGTATTATTGATAGCTGGCGTGGTGTTCGTCCTGCTATGCATTACAGCCTTTGCCGTCCGGAGTATCTCGAAGGACATAGATCAAATGTTAGACCAGATATGGAAAGACTTTTAGAAGCAGGCTACAAAAAACAAAAACTTAGAGCACATTCAGACTACTGCTGGAATGATGCGTGTAACGACTGGGCATTGTCCCATTGGGAATGGGCTGACATCATGGTAGAAGCTAAGATGAAGAACTTGGCAAGTGATCAATTATTACAAAGGTATTACATAAGTAAAGATCCGTTTATAGGTATACCTAACGCAGCATAATGTTTGTAAATGACGAAAAAGGTATAATCATATCAGTGCCAATGAAATGTGGCACTGAAACTTTTGCAACAGCTTTACCAAAAGACTGGATAGATATTTACGCAAACCCAAAATTTGATGAGATACCTTTATCAGCATTAGAAAAAACTCTAAAAGTATGTGAACTTACAAATAGAAATCTAAACGATTATACGCATTATGTAATTGTAAGACATCCTGTAAAATGGCTTGTAAGTGGATTTAGGTTCTTACAAAGTCTACAAAAGAATCCAAAACATTTTAAGTATCATACTAATTTTGAAAAGCATCTACATGATGTATATTTAGAAAGAACACAAAATTATCAAGCATTTGATGGTTTCTGGAGCGATCATTGCAGTGTTATGCCAGATCAATATTGTGACGAAAATGCTATACCTATAAAGTTAGAAAATATTGATGAATTTTTTAAAACTTTTGATATATACAACATTCCATTATTAAACAAAACTAGTTCTCGGATACCATATCCTCGTTTAAATACTCTATCAAAAGATTTATTATATAAAATATCTGCTGATTATTGTAAAAGGTTTCATTATGTTATGGATATATAATTCAGATAATAAAGTGATAATTTGTGCACCTTGTAAAACAGCAAGCACAAGTTTAGAACACAGCTATCGTAAAGGAACTAACGGTGCTCTGGGATTGTATGGCAGAGAGGATTTGAAATTTATCAATGATCGCATATCTCGCTTTGATAAATGCATACTATTAAGTAGAAATCCATATGATTGGTATATCAGTGGATATAGATGGATGAAGGCTGGAAAATTACCAGGAGGTTTTGATTATCCTAAATCGGTCAGCGTGTTAGAACATGTAAATTATGTTAAAGCATGGACATGGCATTTTCGTAACAAATACGTTCAAACATTTAATTTTGATGTTTCTATGATGTATGCCCAAAACAGAACAGGCTATAGTGATTCACAGTGGAAATCACACTGTGTTTTTAGTCCATATTTTACCTACAACTATATCATTCCTCTTAGTTTAAGAGCCAAATGTTATATAGTAGATATAGAAAATCAACAACAGCATGTAAAGGCAATTAAAACAGTTGATGAAAGTTTAGAACTATTTAATTTAAATAAAAATAATGATATTACACAAGACGACATAAAATCAGAAATTACGCCTGAAGTAATTTCTGCTATTGATGATATTATTTCATATGTCAAGGTGGAAAGGGAGGTAAATACCTTATGAACTACTTGGAAAAAATGTATGGATCTAAAACACCACAAGGTGTTATAAAAGATAAAAACCCTAACAGAGTTTTAGGAGGTCTGAGAGGACAAGGATCTGATCATTACAGCATGTTGGGAGAGGATGGAATGGAACGTGAAGTTCCTACTAGAGCCTACGTGCAAGGATTAGAAGAAAAATTACGTGCTCAAGATCTGCGTATTGAAATGCTTGAGAAGAAGGTAAGGAAACTATCATGAAAAAATGGATCACAAAAAGACTAGATGAACGCACATCCTGGGATGGAGCAGCATTGATAGCAGTTGGACTAGTTGTTTTGATTGCTGGCCCGTTTGCAAAACTTGCTGCATATGCAGCTATTGCTTATGGCGCATGGACAATTTGGAAAGCTGAATGATTTTTTATAATGAGGCTAGAAATCTAGCCTTTTTGACTATTGCAAAAAATTGCAGCGAAAGCATAATGCTTGGACTAAACAAACAGTTTGTGCTTAACGATAAAATAGGACTACCTCAGAATACAGACGCAATTGTTATATTTAGAGATCCTGTGAACAGATGGATTAGCGGCACAGTTGAATATTTTGCTTATCCTGAAGGTCCGCCATGGAAGCCTATGAGTGATAAAGGTATTAAATTAAATTTACAAAAATGGTTAACAAATAAACCGCAACCTTGGGACTTTCATACTTCATTACAATCATCATTTTACAATTACCATGGGTTGAATATCAAACCATATTGGTATCACAAAAATGTGTTAGAAGAAATCAATCAAGATTATAACTGCTTTGATAGAATTTTGCAAACTCATCAAGAACCATTTAGGAAAAAATACAAAAAAATGATACTTGATTTTATTGAAAAAGACAAATACAAAGTTATGGCTCATCTAACCGAGTTATATCAACTTGATTTTGATTTTTTCCGAACGCTAAAATTTGTTAATGGGTAAATCACTGCTGGCTTTTAGTTGCCAAACCATACGTTTATCTACTCCCTTTTGTTGTGCAAATCGTTTTGCATCACAGTTTTCACAAACGTGAAAATAGTTATTACTCAAACGTTTTGGGTCCATACTACCTCTTTCACGTGAAAATTCCTTATCACATGAATCACAACGTAAAACTACCATTGTTTTTTTGCGATTATAGGTATGTTGATTACCAAGTTTACTACGGCGCATATGCCAAGTATCTATCAAATATTCTTTTATATACATAACTATATTTACATTAAGATTATAAAAACTAGCCATAAATATTAGAAAGGATCACTATGAGCATACTAACTTTAACACCAGCAGCAGAGAAACAGATAGACCTTTTGAGCAAGGAGAACAATTGCTACGGCATTACTCTTAACATCAAAGGCGGTGGTTGTGCAGGTTTTGAGTATGATTGGGGCACTATTGCAAGCCCAGTAGATTTAGAAGAAGGTGATGAAGTAGTAAAAACAGCCAACGGCAGTGCTTTTGTAGTAGGTTCACATAGTTTGATGTTCTTAATTGGGACCGAAGTAGATTATGTTAGAAGTTTGGTTGGAGCAAACTTTGAAATACGCAATCCAAATGCACAAAGTTCGTGTGGTTGTGGAGTGAGTGTAAATTTTGATATGGATAGATTAGATATACCACAATGGTAAAGGAATAAAAAATGGCTAAACAAGAAGTAGATATTGGTGTAGAGGGTAATGACGGCACAGGCGATAGTATCCGTGAATCCTTCAAAAAGGTAAACGAAAATTTTAATGAACTCTATGCTGTTTTTGGATTAGGTGGACAAATTAGTTTCACCACACTTAACGATACACCAAATAGCACAGTTGGAAACGAAGGTAAAGTTTTATTAGTCAATCAAGCTGGAACTGGTATTGATTTTTACGACCTAGTTTCTGATGCTAACAATGCTGATCCTAATGATCCTGATAATACAATTGCATTCACTGTTGAAGGCAATCAACTCAAATTACGTGTTATAAACGTAAACATCGAAACTGACAATAGTCCTACTATTTCATCTCCATTGAAAATGGGTGCAGCTATTGCTTACAGTGATACTACACACCCACTAATACTAGGAGATGCTACTCGCCAGCAACTTGTTGACAGCTGGAATACCGTGCATGATCCAGATGTTGACATTGATCATGTTGTTCCAAGTGTTGGGTTGGCTGACAGAAAATATGTTCCACGCAATCATTTTGGAGTTGGCCCTACAGTAGCAGATGAGCCAGTTGATGCAGCAGATTATACCAAAACTATTGCAAGCTATACTAATGGAGCAGCTAATATTGTGTCCCATGGATGGACTGAAGCAGTAACAGGTAGTCCATGGTTATATAATTCAGATGGAACTGATGCAACCAATCTTACAAGTGGTGATACTTATTATTTGCGTAGATCTACTTCTAATCAAGTTACTATTCACCCAACTGCTAACGATGCATTAAACAACACAAACCAGATTATTGCTACCGGCGGAACAGGCTCGCAAACATTCAAGGATGCAAACTGGGACGATAGTGATGGTGCTTTGTCAGGATTTTGGAAAGGCAATGCAATACTTCCAAGAAAAAGTATAGTCCGTAGAGAAGGCGATACCATGACTGGTGCACTTACATTGCACGATCATCCCTCGCCGTTCCAAGGTGCAGGAACTCCAACTTCAGAAGACGATCTACAAGCAGCAACAAAATATTATGTTGATGCCCAACAATATAGTTTAAGCGAAAACATATATGTAAACATTTCAGGCGATGATACACAATCACAAACACCTCCTGGTAGAGCAGGACGTAGTGAAAAATATGCCTATAGAACTATTGCAGCAGCATGTGCAAGAGCAGCAAGACTACAAGAAGCTGCAATGCCTGATGTTGGACCTTATGTTCAGACTCTACAATTTACAGACGGCACAGGAACAAATCCAGGATATGTAACAAATTATTTAAACACTGGATATACAGCTTCTACCGCAGATGCTGCTACAGTAGCAGCCGCATTCACTGCTAATTTACAAAGTGTAATCGATCAAACTGTTGCTCATATAGAATCAACATTTCCTAATTTTGTTTACGATGAATCTATTTGTAGACGAGATTTAGCCCTGATACACCAAAGTATCAGACTTGATATTCTTGCAAGCACTAGTAGTATCAAACATAATTACCTAAGTGTTTACGCTGGACTTAGATATTTCTCTAACGCAAGTGGCGAAATTGCAATTGATACCGGTGGCGGCGGACAATACACAGAAACTGTCAGCGCACTTCAATTTGCAAAAGTAACCATGCTTGCAGCAGTAAACACAGCTCTAGGTGGCAGTGCTACAGGAAACGTTTGGTATCTAACCGCAGCAGCTAGATTTGATGATGTTTTAGACACAATTAACACTGCAACAGCAGACCCTGCATTTGTTGAAGCAAGCAACAACTACAAATTATATGTGTATAGCGGAAATAATAAATTCCTAACACAAGCAGGAGATCCAGCTGAAGATGAACCAAATACAGATATTTTTCCTGGCAAAATTGTTAGAGGTAAACGTTCTGGTGCAGTAGGATTTATAGAAGATTATACTCGTGGTATCGACGACAGTGCAAATGGCTTTCCAACACACGACACAATTTCATTAAAGTTGTTATTGCCTATTGAGTTCGATGACGAAGAAGAAATTGAATATGGTGCGTTTGTTAAGAAACAGCAAATTAGTATTAGAATCGAAACTGGAGTATACGAAGAACAACTTCCAATTAGATTACCACCTAACGTAAGTATCAAAGGTGATGAATTTAGACGTGTAATTATTCGACCAGCAGCAGGCATGAGTTTGTCACCAGCAGCAAATACATATTTCTATAGAGATGCTACCATTGACGGAAACACAACTGCAACAGCAGGTGAAGCATATGTAAATGATTTAACTGGCGACACCGATGGCTATTTTGGTAGGCATTATCTAACCGATCCTACTAGCGAAATGGATATCAGTAGCTTTGGTGCTACAAATCCAGGTAAGTTTAGCGAAGCTGCTGACTTGATTAGTTTAAACAGACAATTTATTATTGATAGAACCATTAGTTTTATCAATGATGCATATCCTGCTTTGGTTTATAATGAAACAAAATGTCGTAGAGACACTGGATATATTGTTGACGGTATTGAATCTGATTTAAGAACTGGCGGAAGAATACAAAGTGGTATAAACCAAAAAGCCTATGCTGCAAATGTTGTTCCCGGACAGGAGACTGAAACAGAAGCAGCAATCAACAATATTGCTACTATTATTACCAGTGTGTTGGCACAAACAGCTTACGGCGGTGCGGGCGGCGACACAGGCAGAGTATCTAATAATAATTTAGTAGCAGAAACCAATGCAAATACAAACGCAAGCGCACTTGTTAGTTTTGTTGCATATGCATTTGATGCAAGTTATAATCCACCATTAGATAATAACCAAATGGACATGTTCCTTTGTAGCGATAACACCATTATTAGAAATGTCACAGCACAAAGACAAGGCGGTTTTATGATGGTGCTTGACCCTGAAGGTGCTATCTTTACACGATCTCCTTACGCACAAACCTGCTCTAGCTTTGCAAAAAGCGGTGTTACTCAAAAAATATTTGCAGGCGGCATGTTTATAGATGGCTATTGCTATAATGTTCCTATGACTGTTATACAGGGCGGCAACAGCGATCCATTCAGAATTCAAGTAGAAGCTCCTACTACAAGCATCCTTGGATTTAGAAAGCCAACAGTGCCGTGTAGTTTCTTTGAATTTGGTAGACGCTATCAAGTTAATGCTATTGTTGATTATGTGCCCGATAACGGTGCAGGCAAGGCAACAGCTACACTAGTGCTTGATGCAGGAGCAAATGGCGGCAATGGACTAGACGATGAAACTGATAGTGCCGGCGGCCCAATACCAATTATTTTACAAGGTGCTGGTAATAAATCCATGCTTGCAAACGACTATACACAAATTAACGATTTAGGTTATGGTGTTATAGCACGTAACAACGCACTTTCAGAACTTGTGTCGGTGTTTACATATTATTGTCATACTGGTTACTTATCAAGCAATGGTTCTCAAATACGTAGTTTGACAGGTAACAACAGCTATGGTAATTACGGCATGGTTGCTGAGGGTAGCGACCCAGACGAAGTTGCAAAATTAGTTACAATTGGTCAAGACTTAACACAGCCTGTAAAAATATTTAATGTTGATCAAGAAGTTGAAATCACTGGTAATAGTTCGGGTATTGCAAGAGGTGATATTTTACGTCAATATGATACTGTAACAGGTAATATTGCAAATGCAAATGTAATTTTTAACGATGATAATGCAACAAATAGTATTATCAGTGTGAATAGACACGTATCTGCAACCACAAGATATGATTATGCATTCAATGACACAGACGAAATTACACTTAATAGCGTAACAAATGATGGTAGTCTTCTTGCTACTACAAGATATGTTATTGGTAGTATTAACGGATCTGATTGGACTACTGTCGGTGCAGCAAGTAATACGATTGGTTTAGCATTTACCGCAACAGGAACAAACGCCGGAGGTAGCGGAACAGTTTACCAAAGTTATGGTGTTCCAGTGAGTTTGGTTAATAGAGATTTTGGTGGAACAAAAGGTGCGCAACGTGCATTTATTTACGATGCCACTAATTATCCATTAAACGCTTCTCAACTTGAAATTCACCATAATGATAGTGAAACAACATTCCAGCCATATGAAGTAATTAACGTAAGCGATACTGGAAGAGAAATACCATCAGATTATGTAGACGGAACAATTGATGACGATATTGGATCCTTTCCAGGATTAATTGGTAAAAAGATTTGGAGATTAGAATTTACATCAGGCACAGGCGGTGAAGTTTCTACAGAAACAACAGGTTTGCAATTCAACGTAGCTCACGCTACAAATGCTGTGTTGACAAGTCAACAAAACATAATATTAAACGGTATTACAAGTGCAACACTTACAAGACCATCAACTGCTTTGATTTTTGATGAGCAGGAAACTGTAACGTATAGAACACTTGCATTTGAAAACACACTAACAGCTGGTGTTCCAGCAATTGGCGCTCAAACAAGAGTGACCATTGATGATAACTTTGATTACATAGATTTGGTTGTAAGTAATGATTTTGCTGGACAATCACCAGCAACATACAGTCTAACTGGCGGCACTACACTAGGCGATACACAAGGTGACCAACACATTGCTGTGTCAACAATATTGAGCGCAGCAGATCAGAATCGTATAAATCTTGGTGACGATGCTACAGCTGATATGATTTTTGCATGGCAAGGCAAAGTGCATGTTATAACAGGATATCAAGTGGTAACAGATAGCGGAACAGGCACAGATTTTGGTATCATTAGTTTTAGCGACAAATATAATATCAGTGATACTTATGTGGGCTCAGGACTTGCTGCAAGAGCAAGTAATGCAGCTGGTAACAATATTACTTTGCAAGTAGGCTTACAAGAAGCAGAATCAGGTAGTGTTACTGTAAACATTTCAACTTGTCGTGCTACTTCACATGACTTCCTAGACATAGGAACAGGTGGTTACAATACCAGTAACTATCCAGATAGAATTTTTGGTGGTCCAAAAATTGCAGCCGTTACCGATGAAGAAAGTTTAGACAGTGAAGGTTTTGCAAGCAAAGCGCAAGTTCAAGAACGTAATAGAGGTAGAGTGTTCTTTGCTTCAACAGACCAAGATGGTTTCTTCCGTGTTGGTAGATTCTTTACAGTTGACCAAGGCACAGGACGTATTACATTTAACGCTGCACTTGTTCTTACAAACATTGACGGTATTGGCTTTAAACGAGGTGTGCGTGTCAACGAATTTAGTGCTGATGATACATTTACAAATGCTACTGCTGATGCAGTGCCAGTTGAAACAGCAGTTGAAGGTTATATCGACAGACGTTTGGGTATGGATCGAAACGGCACTGCACTTGCTGGTGCAGAATTAATTCCACAAACCACAGGTGGTTTCTTGCCACTGAGTGGTATTTTGCCTTTAGCAGGCAATTTGCGTATGGGTAATAATCAAATTATCGACTTAGCGACACCTACATCACCGAGTGATGCTGTCACAAAAGATTATGTTGATACTGGATTAGCAAATCAAGATGAACTCAGTGAGTTAGAAGATACCACTATTTCATCACCAGCTGCTGGCGAATTCTTAATTTACAAAGACGCTACAGATGGATGGATAAACACAGGATTTGATACAAATGTTGCAAACAGTGACTTTTCAATGACATTTGATGCTACTTCAGGCTTGATGGAAGGACAGATAAATGCAGGTGCTATTGAAAATGCCGATGTAAGTAATACAGCAGGAATAGCTCAAAGCAAACTTTCTTTACAAGCCGCAACGACATTTGATGAAGATGATGGATCAACTGGTTGGGGAAATGGAACTTTTGTCCAAAGCACCCTTGGAATGAGTATCTACAGTGACGAAAACTTTGAAGTAGAACTAGATAGTGCTACACTAACTGGTCGTGTTAGAATTAAAGCACTTGGCATTTCAAACGATGAACTAGCAGGTAGCATTACCAACGCAAAATTATCCAATAGCTCTATTAGTGTCGGAGATGGGACTGCCAATGTTGATGTTCCACTAGGAAATGCTGTTAGAATACAAGGCACAGCCAATGAAGTAAGTATCACAACTACAGAACCAAGCACAGGAAATGTTACATTTGTTATTGGCTTACCAAGCAAAATATCAGCAAATGTTGACGGTGATATATACAATGGCACAGATGTAATACTTGATGTAAGCACAGGCGAATTAACAGGCAATGCAGATAGTGCTGATACAATAAAAACAATATCAAACAGCGCCAACTCCACACAATATTTGACTTTTGTTGCTGATAACAATGCTTCTGCAACAGCAGAAACTCTTAGAACCGATACTGGTATTACATACAATCCAAACACAAATTTACTAACAGTAGGCGGTGCAATCAGCGGAGGCGGCACTATTACAGCTGGCTCTGCCTCAACTATCACTGCGCCTGGCGGATTTAGAGGACCAGGAAATGGTAGTGGTGCTGACAATGGTCAGACTATCGGCACTTCAGGTGATATATTCAACACAGTGTATGCAACTACATTTGCTGGTGTTGCTACAAAAGCTCTTTACGCTGACTTAGCTGAAAACTACAAAGGCGATACAGACTATGAACCAGGCACAGTTCTAGTGTTTGGCGGTGACGAAGAAGTAACTACAACAAACACCAAAGGTGACAGAAGAGTAGCTGGTGTTGTAACTACAAATCCAGCGCATATCATGAACAGTGAGCTTAAAGGTGAACATGTGGTTGGTGTAGCACTTCAAGGTAGAGTTCCTACAAAAGTGCTTGGTCGGGTGGAAAAAGGCGACCTGCTTGTTACAGCAGCTAAAGCTGGTTATGCAATAGTTGATAACAATCCTAAAATGGGCACAGTCATTGGTAAAGCACTACAATCCAAACAGGATGATGGCTACGGAACAATTGAAGTAGTGGTAGGGAGAGTATAATGACACAGTTAATTATAAACACAGGCACAAATGATAACAGCGGCGACGGAGATCCACTACGTGTAGCCTTTACCAAAGTCAATGAAAACTTTACAGAAGTATATACTGATATTGCAGCATTAGCTGATGGTAATGTTGTAACAGATATCAAAGGCAGTGTGTTTGCTGATGATAGTACATTATTAGTAGATGCTGTAAATGGTGTTATTCCGGGTTATGTAAGTTTAGCAACACTCAAAACAGAAGTAGCAGCAGCAACAGATTTTGCAGACTTCCAAGCACGAATAGCAGCATTATAATTAATGCGATAAATATGTATAACAATACAAGGACACGAGAATGGCAAGTAGAATTCCACTAGTATTAGATGAAGATAACAGTCAACTTAGAGAGTTGCCCGTTGGTGATGACTTAGATTTAACAGGCAATAACATCACTGGATTGACTAGTATTACAACAACAAGCACTATTACCGCAGGTGGCAGTGTTACAACACCATTATTACTTGCCACAAATGCTACTGTAAGTGGAAACGTAGAAGCACTTACATATACAGTTGGCGGAACAAACTTGTTGGAGTCTATTGATTTTAACGACTTGTTAAACCAACCATTTATTCCTATTGATGTTAACCAATTGAATGATACTGATGGATTGTTAGGCGGTGGATTTAGTGGTGACTACAATGATTTGTTTAACACACCGGTTATTCCATCTGATATTAATCAACTTGGCGATAATGATGGTATAATTCCAACTGATATTAGTGATCTAACTGATAACACAAATTTGCTTGTAGGTGGAACATTTGAAAGTTTATCAGATGCATTTACTTTTGATGGTAAAGCGGAACAAATTGTAGTCGTAAATGCAACAGAAACAAATCTTGCTACAATTTCAACAGCCAGTATTTTAAATGGTTTGACATCTGCACAGGTCACTGGTGCTTTAGGATTTACACCATACAACTCAACCAACCCAGATGGATATATCAATAACTCAGTAGGTATCACAGATGCGTTAGGTTATACACCTTATGATGCTTCTAATCCGTTGGGTTTTCTTACCAGTATTACCAGTGGCGATGTTACAGGTGCATTAGGATACACACCTTATGATGGCGCAGCCAACAGCTTAGGATTTTTAACAGCTATTAACTCTGGAAATGTTACAGACGCATTAGGATTTACGCCATATGATGCAGCAAACCCAGATGGATACATCACAAGTGTTGGTTCATTGGATGATGTTTTAACAATCGGTTCAACAACTACACTGAGTTTTCAAGCTGGTGCTTTTACAAGTAGTGGTAGAGTAACTGCCACTGATATACAATTGTCAACTGGTGGTATTAATTTTAACCATACAACTGCTACAACTATTGACGGACAGGCTGGACTTGATTTGACAGTAGGTGGTGTTAGTAATCTAATACTTAACAGTGCAGGAACTATATCAGTTCAATCTAGTTTGGTGCCAAGCAGTGGAACTATAAATATTGGCAATAGTGGTAATCCTTATGCGAACGTATATGCAACCACAATTAATTCTACAACACTCTCATCAACATCAACGGTAACTATTAACGCCACAGGAAGCACTATTACTTTAAATTCTACTGGTGTGATAATGACATCCGATTATGTGCAATTAGCACCCTCTGGAGGCGCAGCAGACGGTGACAGACCATCATCCCCGGTCACAGGCACTTTCATGTATAACAGCACACATGGTTACCATCAACTTTATGACGGTGGTAGAGACTTTGTTAATGCAGGTGGAACAGGAACTGTTACAGGCGGTTGGTTAACAATAGTTCCACCAATTGGCGGACAGCCTAATAATGATGATACATATCCAGGTATGCTGGCGATTGCTGATGGAACATCTTGGGATCCTCTTGGGGATGGATCTCAAGCACTAATGGTATTCATAAACGGCGCATGGTCGGCAATGGCTGAAGCATAATGGAGATATAAATGGCAGATATACAAACAATTAACATAGGATCAGCAGCAAATGACGGAACAGGCGATGATTTACGTGAAGCATTTGTAAAAGTTAACGCAAACTTTAACGCATTGAATTTAGCACAAGGTCCTGCAGGGGTTAACCTTGGAAGTTCTGGAGGAAAAGTTTTAGCAGATGTAACTAGCAATACTTTGAGATTTAGAACAATAGTTGGTGGAACAAATATAAATGTTACAGAACTTGATAGCACCATTGTGCTAGACGGAACAGTGCCAGATCAGTCTAATCCAATTATTAGTGACACAGGTAGTATTACAGTAGGCAATGGAGCAGCATGGGCACTATATGGCGGAGACGGCGTAGAGACTAGATCTGATAATAATGCTAGTCCAAATCCACAAATTATTATTGATGCAGGATTAGAAAGAGACCAAAGCCCTAGACTTGTAGCAGGACTAGATGCCAATAGCCAAAATATTACCGGTGTAAATAACTTTAGTGCAACTAGTTCTTTGACTGGAACTCTTACTGTATCTACTACAGGGACTATAGGCACACTTGTTCCAACAAATATCAAAAGCAAAGGCACTGACACAGTTGACTACGAAAATAACTTGGGCAAATTTTTAACATTTGATTTTGGGGGTGTTGATAATACCTACACCGGTATACTTCAATTTATTTTAGGAACATCTACTGTTGATTTAGGAACTTTTAATTCGCCATCTATTGGTAGCATAGATCTAGGAGCAATTTAAGGAGGGCAGATGGCTGCACCACAATGGAGCGTAATTAATAATACCAGTCTAGGTATCCTACAAGAACGTGAAACTATTGCAATCGATTTACCTTTAGTAGACACTAATGGTGTAACAGCCAAAGTAATTAGTGGTGCTTTGCCAGACGGTCTTAGAATTTCTGGAACACAGATTGTAGGAACGCCTTATAATGTCAAGCAAATTGTAAGAAATGTATTTTGCATTAGAGCAACAAACAGCGACGGTATTGCAGACAGAACGTTAACTTTGACTGTTGATGGTTACGATGAACCTGTTTGGGTCACTCCAGCAGGAGATCTTCCTGTAGGCCCAAATGGTGTGTATTTTGTTTTGGATAGCACTCCTATTGATTTTCAACTTGAGGCATACGATCTTGATACCACAGCAGGCGAGGAGCCATTGGAGTTTATTTTAGGAGATGGCAGCAGTCAAGGTGAAAGCACATTACCACCTGGGCTGAGTATGTCTTCTACAGGAAAAATAACTGGTATTGTTGATCCATTACGTGCATTAGATATCAATGAAATAGTTTTAGGATATGACGCAGGCAGATACGGAACCAATGTGTTTGACTGGGGCGCAGCATCTGATGATAGAATAAACAGTTATTATTATGGTGATGTAGATGTAAGTAACTTGGACCTTGTGCGTCCTCCAAGAAAGTTAAATAGACGTTATACGTTTGTAGTAACTGTTTCTGATGGTTACGCTACAAAACAAAGACAATTTACAATTTATGTTGTTGGTGATGATTTTACAAGAGCTGACAACACCATTATGCAGGTTAGTAATGGTGTGTTTACAGCGGACATTACTTTTGAAAGATTACCAATTTGGATCACTCCTGAAGATCTTGGTAAGCGTAGAGCAAACAACTATCAAACTATATTTCTAGAAACAGTGGCGCAACCTGATGTAAGTGGCGCTCTTTATTATAGTAAAAAACAAAGAAATCCTGGTGTGTATAAATTAAAATCAACAGGAGAAATCACAACTGGGTATTATGAATTAAGTGGTGCACTTCCTTATTTTCCTATTGCAAAAAGAGGACCAAACAGTTTAGACGAATTTTTTGCACCTGATCCTATCACTACAGCTGAATTTGAAGTTGTAGAAGCAGAAAGTGTCAGTGAGCTACCTCCAGGATTAGACTTAGATCCTGCAACAGGCGAGCTTGCTGGTATTATTCCATATCAACCTGCTGTCACAAAAGATTATAAATTTACAATCGGTGCTATTAGATACAACGAAGATACTGGTATTGTTACTGTATTTGGAACATATTATGAGGATACACTAAGTGGCACACAAACTATAAAAATTGCAAAATTAGATGACACACTTATTGATGGTATTGACGACTTGGCTGCACTTGTTGACCAAGATGTTGAAATTGAAGGTAGAAATTATACAATAACTAGTGTTAGTAGTCTTTCCCCAGATTACGATACAATAACGTTAGATAGAGGACTTGATAGATATTACAAACATGAACCGTTAGTTGTCAAAGAATCAACACTACCTTCTGCAGATTATTTCTTTGTAGAAACTTTGAGCACAGCTGATCAGTTGTTTTACAATGGACAAGACTTGATCTTTAGCGATACAGAAAAATATAACATTACCAGTATTGCAGATTATGTAAAATACACAGTTAGTGTTGATATCACTAATAGTCTTGAATTAAATACCAACACCACAGGCACTGCAGGCGGTCCAGGCATAGTTGGTATATTAGAACAATTTTTAGATGTAGGGGACCTTCCAGCTTATATCACCACAATTAGCGGTAGTGCAGGTATACATACAGTAACACTTACTATTCCTCTTACAGCAAATACAAGTAGTTCAGCTTATGTTAAAGACCTTTTCCATACAGCTGATAGTGCTACTGTTAATATTGTAAAAAATAATCAATATCAAAGAATAGGATTGAGCACAACTCTTATCAGAACTTTTAATATAGGAAGAAACATAAGCCTTGGAGTAATTAGAGGACTTTCTTTCCAAAAAGATTTTGCAAGAGACGAAAGTAATTTACTAGAAAAAATAAAAACGTTTAAAATACAAACATTAGGTGAAATTGACAGTGTCTTGAGTTGGGAATCTCCTGCACAATTAGGCACTATTAAACCTAATAGAGATAGTGTATTTGCTGTTAAAGCAAAATCTACATATGCAAATGCAGTGTTAACATACAGTGTATTATCAGGTGCTTTACCGTTTGGCATGACATTAAAATCAACCGGAGAAATAACTGGAAGATTTCCAAGTGTAGGTAGTTTATCTGCTCTTGGTTTAACACAAATCGATAATGCTAATACAACCTTTGATGGTAATACACAAAGTTTTGATAGAACATTCAAATTTACAGTTTTAGCAAGAGATAGATTTGCAAATACAAATATAACACAAGAATTCACAATTAAGATAGATACTACTGATACAAATCTGTATAGTAATATATACATGAAACCATTTTTACCTACATCTCAACGCAGTAAAATCAATAATTTCCTAAACAATACTACAGTGTTTGATCCAGTAAGTTTATATAGACCAAGTGATCCTGAATTTGGTGTGCAAAAAGAGCTACGTAGTTTGGTGTTTGCAGGAATAGAACAAAAAAACTTGTCTAATTATGTTAGTGCAAGTGTTAAAGGGGTTAAAAGAAAGAAATTTAATTTTGGCGATGTAAAAAAAGCCACTGCAAAAACAGTAGGAACCCAAGAAGAAATTTACGAAGTAATTTATATAGAATTAGTAGATCCTGCACTACCATCTAAAGGAGAAACAAGAGATAGTTTCTTATCTCCTAACGGGGGCAAAAAAATCACTGTAGATAGTGTAAGGTTTGAGCCAATTGATGACGAGTATGGTGGAGGTGCAGGCGGTGTTGATTTAGCAATTACAAAAAAAGACAACACAGTTTTTAAAATTGATTTGAGATCGGGGCAGCTAAAAGTTGTAAAAAGAGGTGGCGGCACTGTAAATATTCCAGCTGTTGGCATTTTGCAAGTAGGTTCTCGTTCAGGAAGCAATGTAGGTATAACAATCGCAAGCACAACTACAATTGACGGATTGGAAGAGACTTGGCGTCTAAGACCAGATTGGACTACAATCACTATCGATAGTAATGCTATAAGTGTGAGCGAAGCTGAAGACAGAAAAACTTACATAAGCAATATTGAAAAAATGAGGACTAATATTTCCAATATAGGAGAAAGCAGTAAGGATTTCTTGCCGCTTTGGATGCAAACTGCACAAAAAGGTAGCTTGAAAGAATTAGGCTATACTTTTGCAATACCACTTGCCTATACTAAACCAGGCCAAGGCGACCAAATATTAGCAAATGTAAAAAATTATTTGAAAAGCAACGAACAAAATTTTGATTTTAATCAAATTAATTACGACATAGATAGGTATATAATTAACGCAACAAATGAAAGCAATAATGATCAATATATTGTGTTCGGTAATTATCAATTTAACAGTTGAATGGAATAAATAGTATAACAAAGGAAAACAAATGGCAAGTAACATTAATACAACAACAATAGATGAAAATTATCCGGTAGCTGGTATTGATAATGATAGCCAGGGATTCCGCGATAACTTTGCTAGTATCAAAACGAACTTGACAACAGCAGGCACAGAAATTACAACATTGCAAGCAAACAGAGCACGTATTGATGCAGACAACGATCATTCTGGTAACGAAATACAAAATGCTGAACTACTTCAAGTGACTCCAAAATTCAACAAAGCATTCAATACATTAACTGGCGACCACGAAGTTGACTATAGAGATGCACATGTTCACGTTATAAATTGGGATTTTGGTAGTCCAGGTAATATAGCTACAGTGACTTTTACAGGCTGGCCTACTGACAGATATGCAAGCCTCAGGTTGATTATGAGTGTCGATAATCCAGGCAATAATGATACCCAAATTACTCTTAGTGCAGGAGCAGGCGATGCGAAACTTAATGATAGGACTAATGTAGATACTTGGAATGGTACAAGCATATTAACACTTAGCGGAAATATAGGTGAAAAAACTATTGTTGATGTGTTCACATACGATTCTGGTAATACCCTATTCTTTGACTACGTTGATCGTTTTACATCTATTCCATAAGGATATCATATGCACCCAAATGCTAAATCTTTAAGCGAACTATCTAACCAAGAGTTAGAAAAGAAAATTCTTAAATTAAATGGCATGTATTTTATGACGAACGATGCCCATGTGCGTCAACAAATGATATTATTATTAGACACATACAAACTTGAGCTCGAAGAACGTAGATTACAGCAAAAGAAAAGCATAGAAGAACCTAAATCCGATCTTGACAAATTAATCAATGTATCGTAATATTACTTAATGCTAATGAAGACAGACGAACTAGGTATCCCACGATTTACAAATCGAGACTTGATTGATATGATTTATTCAGGTCAATCAGACAAGATTCATGTGGTATTGTGTAATCCTAATGACGAGATAGAAAAATTTAATAGTGCAATGGAAGCGCAAGGTTTGAGTCCATTGCAAAAATATATTCCACTGGATGTAGATCAAAAGACTTTTGACGGTGTATGTCAAAGTGAATGGTTTATGCCTGATGAATACAAGAACTTAGATATTACAGTTTATCTATTTGCAAAACTTGCAGAGAACTTACAAGTAGAACCAAATGACGAACTTAGACATACTGAAGAATGGAAACGAGTTACTGAAGAATGGAAAGCGTTTTTAGATCGTGGTATGACAGACTTGCTACGCTATATGGTTTATCTTGTAGACTTTATGCGTGAGAATAACATTGTATGGGGTGTAGGACGTGGATCAAGTGTAGCAAGTTATGTGCTGTATTTGATAGGCGTGCATCGTATAGATTCAATTAAATATAATCTCGACTGGAGAGAGTTTTTAAGATGAATAACATTTACTTAGTTCAAGCAAGTGATGCCTACGGTCCTAATAAATTCTTACCTCTTGCTGTTGGATATCAATGGTGTTATGGAAAAAATGACAATTGGAACTTAATGGATGTTTTGATTGAAAAACCAAAGCCTAATGAATATGCACTAAGAATGATAAATCCTAAAATGGTTGTCATGAGTAGTTATATTTGGAATTGGGAATATAATCTACAACTTGCAAAAGCAGTAAAGAGCTTGCATCCAGATTGTATTATTGTTACTGGTGGACCACAGATTGATAAAAGAGATAAAAACTTTTTTGAAAAATATCCTGACTTTGATGTAGCAGTGCATGGTGAAGGTGAAGATGCCATGAAAGAAATACTTGCTAGACCACTTGGCGAGTATGACTGTATTGTGCATACCCAAACAAGAACACACATGCCAAATCCTGCAATACGTAGAAAAAGTGTAGCAGATATTCCTAGTCCTATACTAGAAGGGTTTTACGAGCCTATTATGGCAAAGTATCCAGAAGATACACTTTGGCAAGTTACTTGGGAAAGTTTACGTGGTTGTCCGTATCACTGTGCATTTTGTGATATTGGAGACAGTTATTGGAACAAATTAACCCTGTTTGATATGGAACGCTGTCGTCAAGAAATAGAATGGATGGGCAAAAATAAAATAGAGTATGTAAGTGTATGTGATAGCAACTGGGGATTGCTTAAACGTGATGTAGAACTTACTCAAATAGTTTTAGACACCAAAGCAAAGTATGGTTATCCTAAATGGTTTGATGCAACATGGGCAAAAAACAATGTAGATAGAAACTTTGAAATAGCAATGATGAACAAACGTGCGCCAGTAAATATTTTCAAAGGTGTTACATTTGCTATGCAAAGTTTCAATGATCCAACACTGGCAGCAAGTGAACGTTTTAACATCAATGACGATCAAGTCGCACAATATTTAGAAAAATATAAAGCAGAAGATATTCCTACATATAGTGAACTTATTTGGCCAATGCCAGAAGAAACCTATGACAGTTTAAAAGAAAATGTGCAAAAGCTAATAGACTTAGGCCAAGACAGTTACTTGATGATACATCCACTTGTAATTACTTACAATGCTACAATGGGTAATGCAGAATATCAAAAACGTTATGACATGGGTGTAAAAGAAATACCATTAGATACTTTTTATTTGCGTGAAGATGATATTGAAAATTATATCTTTGAATACACAGGTGCAGTGGTTAGCACAAGAACGGCAGACTGGGAAACTGTGTTACAAGGCTTTATGTTTAGTTGGGTTGCAATATTAATGTATTACTATGGATGGGGACATTACCTAGCAAAATATCTTGCAACTAAAGGCATTCGTGAAACAGACTTCTTTGAAGACTTGCGCAGTTGGATTGTGCAAAATCCAAACACACTATTGCACAAAGAATATAGATTAACAGAACAACATCATATTGATACATATAACAATCAAAAACTTTGGGGCAGAAAAGTTTTAGGAGACGACGATATTTACTGGGAATATAAAGGTGCAAGTAGTTGTGTGCTACATGATAACAAAGAGCAATATAAGAAAGATCTAATACAATTTTTAAATGATTGTTATGATTTAGACCATGTAGAAGACATTGTAGAGCTTAATGTGTTAATGACCCGTGATAGAGATACACAATATCCAATACAGGTAAATGTTAAAAAAGCAGTGGCACAAAATATGTTGGGTATAAATAATGATGTTATAGAAATTGATCATCATGACACTGAAAAAATGGATCCAGTCCTATGGTATCAAAAGGCTTATCATTGGGATAGAAAAAGTCGATACTGGCGTTGCAAAGCAAAACCAGTGATAAGTAATTAACAAAAGGAGATAAAATGGCTCAAGGTCGCAAGATATACAGGACAGCTAGAGGTAAACAAGTTGACCTTGATCTACTGATTAGTCGAAACGAACTAACACCTGCTGTAGGAAATGCAAAAGTCAATGCACGTGGTGATATGTTAGGTCCAGGTGGCAAAATCATTAGAAAAAGGGAAGACGTGCTTAAAGACTACTACAAGTCTACTACTGGTATGAGAAACGAAGTAGTTGTTAAGGAAACTGCACTATCTAAAAGTGAAGTTGAAGAATTTGAAGAATTTGATGCAGAACCAGTTGTAGAAGATCCTGCACCAAAACCTAAAGCTACTACAACAACAAAAACTAAAACTGAAACCAAATCTGAAGAACCAGAATGGATCGAAGACGAAGATGGAAATTTTATTAGAAAAGGTGAATAATGGCTATCAATCTAAATACTATTAGCGGTAAGCTAACTCCTATTGGAGATAGGGTAATTGTAAAAAATATGTATTTTGGTGAACAAAAAACAAAAAGTGGCTTGATCATTGTAGACGACAACGGTCAATCACGAGGCATTTATCCACGTTGGGGACAAGTGCATAGTAAAGGTCCTAATAACAAGGATGAATATAATGTTGGCGATTGGATTTTAGTCGAACACGGTCGTTGGACAAGAGGTGTAAACATTAACGAAGGCGAAGGCGAGACTGAATTGCGTATGATTGATGCAGATTGTATTCTTGCGTTTAGTGTAGATAAGCCTGAAGATGTATATATGGCCGATGAGGTGTAAATGACAAATCCATTTGCAGATATTGAACGCTTTGGCTCAGCGTGTGATCAAGAGCCATCAGAAGCAAACTATGATATGTATCTCAGTCTTATTGCAGAAGAATACAACGAACTTGCAGATGCTATTGCAGCAGATGATCGTGTAGAACAACTAGATGCACTAATCGATATTCTTGTTGTTACTATGGGTGCTATACGTGCTGGTGGCTACGATGGCGAAGGTGCTTGGAAAGAAGTAATGGATACAAACTTTGCTAAGATTGATCCAGAAACAGGCAAAGTTCGTAAGCGTGAAGATGGCAAGGTATTGAAGCCAGAAGGATGGAAGGCTCCAGAACTTGCACAGTTTATAGGAGACTAATATGGTAGCAAGAACCGCAAATATTGCAAGTCAAGCATACGACGAAGGCTTGCGTAAATTTATGATCAATATGTATAACCACACCGCTACAGGATTAGCAGTGAGTGGTTTTATTGCCTACCTTGTTTATACAACAGGTATGGTATATAGTATGGGCAGCCTTATGTGGCTGTTTATGTTTGCCCCGCTAGGTATGATTTTATATTATGGCTTTGCAGGACAAAACTGGAGCCTACAGGGCATTACACGTTTTTACTATGCATTTACAGCAGTAATGGGTGTAAGTATGAGCACTATCTTTGTGGTGTATACAGCGATGAGTATAGCTCAAGTATTTTTTATCACAGCAGCAACATTCGCAGCCGCCAGTCTCTACGGATACACTACAAAACGTGACCTCACCACAATAGGTAGTTTTCTCATTGTAGGCTTGATTGGCATTATTATTGCTAGTATTGTAAATATCTTTCTAGCAAGTAGTGCATTTGCTTTTGCTATCAGTATCATTGGTGTGCTTATTTTTGTAGGTATGACAGCATGGGATACACAAACTGCAAAGAACTTATACCTTTCTGCACCCAGCATGGAAGTAGCAGAAAAGTATGGTGTGCAAATGGCATTAAGTTTATACTTAGATTTTGTAAACCTTTTCCAATTGTTATTATCACTACTTGGAAATAGGGAATAATGGTTGACACTCTGTGTTGTTTGTGCTATAAAAGTATTGTAACAACACAGAGTGGGCTATGTCTAAATACGGACTAAAAGTTTATCCAAGCGAAATTATAAACACTAAAAATCACTGGGCAGTAGGCACAGTGTGGTCTGCTGTCGGCAGCAAAGGCACTGAATATAAAATCGAAATGCAAAACGCAGGCTTTAGTTGTGATTGTCCTGCTTTTAAAAAGTGTAAACACATTAAACAAATAGAGGAAAACTTTTAATGGCTACTCACGCAATGATTGACTTAGAAACACTTGATGTAACTCCTAGAGCATCTGTATTAACTGTAGGCGGTGTAAAGTTTGACCCAAACAATGATAGCGAACCTCACAGTGAGTTTTACTATAAACTAGACTTAGATAGCCAAGATCGCAGTGTAAATGATGATACTATTGCTTGGTGGGCAACACAAGATGCAAAAGTGCAAGAAGAAGCATTTGGCACAGAAGGACGAGATCATATCGATACTTTTCTTGATAGTTTGCCTAAATGGATGAGCAATGTTGATGTGCTTTGGGGACATGGCTATGGCTTTGATATTACAATTATAGAAGACATGCTAAGACAACGTAACAAAAATATCCCTTGGCAGTTTTGGCAGGTGCGAGATAGTAGAACATTGTTTGCTATGGCAAAAGTTGATCCACGTAAAGCAATGCAAAGTGATTTACACAATGCACTAGCAGATGCATACTTCCAAGCTAAAGGTGTGCAAATGGTTTACAAGGAGTTAGGTATTGCAAAATAATCCTATAAACACACTACAGCAGTTGATGACAATCACAATGGAAGAATGTGGTGAACTTACACAACGTTGTAGTAAAATAATGCGCAAGTATGAAACTTTAGACTTGATTGAAGAGGAACAGCGTGTTAAACTAGTAGAAGAACTAGGTGATGTATTTTGTATGATGGAACTGATGGTTGAACATGGAATCACAGACTGGATCGAATTACAGAATCGAGCAGACGTAAAATTAGAAAAACTAAAAGTATGGAGCTCGCTGATTAAATGAAAGTGTATATAGGACCATATCCTAATCATAGGTTTTATCACAATTGGCTTTACAAATGGTTTGGTTATTCACCAAAACAAAAGACGCGGATAAAAATACACAACTATGATACATGGAGTATGGATCATACACTTGCTCCTATTATCTTGCCCATGCTAAAACAGTTGAAGGAAACCAAACACGGTGCTCCTATAGTAGACGATAGCCATGTGCCTAAAGAATTGCATATGACTAAAAAAGAACAGTCAGCGTTCGACAAGGACGGTTCTGCTCCTGACAAATTTTTTAAGCGGTGGGATTGGGTTATGGACGAAATGATCTGGGCATTTGAACAAAAGTGTCGTGATGATTGGATGGAAGATTATCACTACAACAAGTGGGATCAAGAAGGCGCAAAGGCACACCAAGACCGTATGTCAAATGGTTTTAGACTGTTTGGCAAATATTATGAAAATTTGTGGGATTAAAAAATGACTAGACTTCGTAAGAAAAGGCTGCTATTGTTAGCAAGAGATGTGGAGAAGTTTACATGATGCTAAAGTTTGAATTGGTCAGCTTCTATCGTCACTATTATGATAGTGAATGGCACTTTAGTATTTGTTACCTTGAAAATGATTTTGAGTATGATGTTGGTCGAAGTTTGTTTAGTATTGGTAAAAAAGATGAAATGTGGTTTATTGATTTTCTTTGGATGAAAATCTTGCCGAGATAAAGGATAGTCGTATGAAGTTTAGCAGAGAAAACTATCACGGAGTGAAGACCGAAATGGAAAACTAATGAAAGTTAACCCTGGTATTCACAAAACCATCGCTAAAAAAGTCAAGGAGGACACAGATGGGCTATAAGACTGTAACTGTAGATGTAGACGTTTATGTTGATGATGTTATCAACGAAATGGATGATCAAGAACTTATTGACGAACTCAACAGCCGTGGATACACTGTGACAAAAGATGCAGATGTTGTTAAAGTGTTCGAACGAGAAGATTGGCAGTTTTTAATTGAAATGATTGACAAGAACCCGCAAACATGGTATACTCGTAGAGTAAGAGAAAAGCTATCGGAGGCTCGTTTTGGCTAAAGTAACAATGTGTGATCCGCCCAGCGGATGGAAATATGGCTTTCCTAAACCTTTACCTGCAGACTTGGGCGAAGATGAAAGTATCTTTCCTTGGCTGTTGAGCGAAGGTTATCCACAGTCAGAAATTGATGCATGTGGCAAACACTTTTACGTTCGTTATTGGGAACAGGAAGAAGAATGAAAGAATTATGGGTAGAAAAGTATCGTCCAATGACGAAGAAGCGTAAAGTAAGTCTCAGAGAAATCATGGAAGACGACTACAGCCCCATGATGGCACAACTAATTAAAAAATTCGAACAGCAATATGGAGAAGAACTTGAAAGAATTATGGGTAGAAAAGTATCGTCCAAAAACCGTTGATGGATATGTATTTAGAGATGACGCACAACGAAATCAAGTCAAAACATGGATCAAAGACAAAACTATTCCGCATTTGCTTTTTAGTGGCAATGCTGGGATTGGTAAAACTACTCTTGCTAAACTACTTTTTAATGAGCTGGATGTAAATCCATTAGACATATTAGAAATCAACGCAAGTCGCACAAACTCAGTAGATGATGTTCGAGACAAGATTGTGTCATTTGTGCAAATGATTCCATTTGGAGATTTTAAAGTTGTATTACTTGATGAGGCAGACTATCTGTCACCTAATGCACAAGCCGCACTGCGTGGTGTTATGGAAGAATATCATACTACTGCTAGGTTCATACTTACTTGTAACTATCCTAACCGTATTATTCCGGCTATTCACAGCAGGTGCCAAGGTTTCCATATTGCCAAGATCGATCAAACTGAATTTACTGCTAGGGTCGCTGAAATTCTCATCACTGAAGGTATTACTCCGGATTTGGATACTCTCGACACTTATGTCAAAGCAACGTATCCTGATTTAAGAAAATGTATCAATATGGTGCAAATGAATTCAGTTGAAGGCAAACTTGTTAGTCCGCAAGAAGGCGACACAGGTGAAAGCGACTGGAAACTGGATATGGTAGAACTGTTCAAAGCAGGCAAGATCCACGATGCTAGAAAACTGTTGTGTGGCACTGTGCGAGCAGAAGAAATGGAAGAAATTTATCGTTGGTTGTATGACAACATTGAACTGTTCGGAACAGACGAACAACAAGACAAAGCAGTGCTAATTATTAAGCAAGGTTTAGTTGATCACACATTAGTTGTTGATCCTGAAATCAATCTTGCAGCAACATTAATTAGACTGGGACAACTTTGATTTACTTTGTTAATTTACACAACCAATATCTAGTAGTCGATCAAAATTTACAGCCTATGGATCCATTTGATGACTATAGGCACGAAGGTGTTAAATTTCTAGCAAAAAATGCTAAACTTCCTATAGCAGTTCAATTTGATACTATTCAAGATCCACCTGATGATGAAGAACACGATTTTAGTGAAATTTTACAACACTTAGGACCATATAAAGTAAGTTGGTTTAATTTTGAACCTGTAAATATTCTTCCTAAAGATGCTATAGACTTTGAAAGAGTTTATCTAGGAAGAATGCCTGAGAAGTATTGTAATGAATATGAATTTATCAATAGTCTTGGTATTTTATTTCATCAGTATATGCCAAATCAAGGGTTAGAAAGATACTTTGACAATATGACTTATTTAGATGCATATCTTTGGTATGAATCTTCTAATTTATCACAAATAACAGTAGATTTCAAAAAAGAATTTGATTTCAAATTTTTCTGTCCAAATTTTAAAGATAAAATACACAGAAGAATACTAGCTTCTCATTTATATGCAAATCATAAAGACATTAGCATTATATCTTATTACAATAAAGACCAAGATTATAGTAGAAACTATACTGCAAACGAATTAGATTTTTATCAAAATAAATTGCTTGAACTTAAAATTCCTTTGTATCCAAATAATCAAGAAATTCAAACAGAGGATATGCATAGTAATTATCAAAATGCTTTTTGTAGCATTGTAACCGAAACTTTTTATGATAGCCAATTTGCAAATTTTAGTGAAAAAACTTTGGATCCAATGCTTTGTCATAGACCGTTTATACTTGCAGCACCTCCATTAACTTTAGATTTATTGCGAAAATTAGGATTTAAAACATTTGAAAAATGGTGGGACGAAAGCTACGACACAGAGCACGATCATCGCAAAAGAATAATAAAGATAAAAAATCAGATAGACAAAATTGCAAATCTATCTTATAATGAATGTAAAATTATGCTTAATGAAATGAAAGAAGTGTTACAGCATAATACAAATCATATAAAAAATTTAGAAGAGGTATTTAATGACATATATCGTAAATGATCAGTGTATTAAATGTAAACATATGGACTGCGTTGAGGTTTGTCCTGTGGACTGTTTTTATGAAGGTGAAAACATGTTGGTAATCAAACCAGATGAATGCATCGACTGTGGAGTATGTGAACCTGAATGTCCTGCAGATGCTATTTTACCTGACACAGTAGATGGAGCGCACCAATGGGTAGAGTTCAATAATAAGTGGGCAGATGTATGGCCTAATATTACAACTGCTCGTCCAGAAGATGTTCCTGAGGATGCGGAACAATGGCAAGGTGTTGAAGGCAAAATGCAATATTTTAGCGAAGCCCCAGGAAAGGGAGACTGATGTTTAGCAAACAATGCAAAGCACATTTAGCAGAGGTAAACGAAACAGGTTTACAACACATGGGTAAAGCACTTTTAATTGCACTAAAATTACAATTACTTGTGCCAGCAGTAATTATTCATAGTGTTGCGCCAAGATTTTTTACAAAAACAGCAACCAACGCAATGAGGAAAATGCTAAATGAAAGAACACAAGAAACTGATAAATGATATTGTGCGCATTAGCGTATTAGAAGAAGAAATAGCGTATTACAAGACGTTACTACAACCACATGATACAGGTCATATTAACACTACAATTAATTTCTTACAAAATAGAATTAATAATTTAAAAGGCAAATATAATGAGTGGCCTTTTGAAAATGTTTGATTTAGATACCCATAGAAAATTAGACTCATTGCCTACAAATAGGGCTTTATATGAAATTGATAGTTATAAATGGCTATCAATTTATCCAAAAGAACTTAATCACATAGAGAATCGTTTTAATATTCTTTTTAGAGATTTATACGACACTGGCCCTTTACCAAATGTAGATACAAGCAAATGGACACTATCAGATATCCCCAATTCAAATGGGTATAAAACGATTTTATCAACTTATTTTTTGCTACAAGAAAAAATTATTATAGATCCTTTTAGTATTTCCTACAGTAAACGTCCAATTAATGATCCACAAACCTATTTAGAACCAGGTAAACTAAGGCATACATTATTGCCTTATCTGCCCAATCAAAAAGTGAAAATTGCGGTGTTTAATATTGAAGATTATTTGCCCAGTGAATACAAAATTGATTTTGATAGTATTTTAAATTTAGGTTACTATGCAAAAAAACTACATACAAACGAAAACGAACAATGTTTTGGTATCTATAGACATGCTGTAAACCAAGATTATTTAAATAAATGCAGACAACAAAAATTACAAATAAACGTAAAAAAGAAAGGCATTTACATAAATGATCAATTGTTTATAAAAATTAAAGCAGGTAGGTATATACTTAACGCAAACAAACTATATGAGGAAAATAATGATTAGATTAGTAAGTTACACAAAAGCAACAGAAGAATTTGTAAAAGAAGGCATTAAAGATAATAATCTGCTAGATCTTGTAGCATATTGTGCTAGGGTTTCAAATCCTGCAAATCAAATGAATTCAGAAACAAGTGAAAAACTTGTTAAGTATTTGATCAAACATGCCCACTGGAGCCCACTGGAAATGGTTAACGTATGTATGGAGATTGATACTACAAGAGATATTGCACACCAAATTGTGCGTCATCGTAGTTTTGCGTTCCAAGAGTTTAGTCAGCGTTATGCAAATCCACAAGAAATGGGCGACATGTTTGTTAAGCGTGAAGCACGTTTACAAGACAATAAAAATAGACAAAATTCAATTGAAACAGATGACGAACGTCTACAAATGATGTGGGATAGCAAACAAGGTGAAGTCATTAGAGCAGCACAAGATGCCTATAACTGGGCTATTGAGAATGGCATTGCGAAAGAGCAAGCTAGAGCTGTGTTACCGGAAGGACTTACAAAAACAAGATTGTATATGAATGGTAGTTTGCGTAGCTGGATACATTATATTGAATTAAGAGGTGCAAATGGAACACAAAAAGAACACATGGAAATCGCTGTCCAGTGTGCTAAAGTCATCGCAGAAATTTTTCCAATGGCAAATGGCTTATCCAAATTATAATAAGCACTTTGATCACGATGTAGTTCTCCCACGTGATGCTATTATGGATTATGTTCTTAAATGGACAGAATTACATTGTAAGCATCCGTGGGCTTGGGGACACGAAGATGGCAAAGGATACTTTAGTTTTACTTGTGAAAAAGAAGCAATGGTATGGACTATTCGATGGTGGGAGGACGTATGCCGCCAACAGTTGAAATAGAAATTGAATGGAATCAATATTACGCATGGTGGCCAACACGTAGTAGTTGGAGTAAAAAGCGTATTTGGTTAACGACATATTGGCGAGGCGAAATATTTTATGACGCAATGGGACGCCCGCCTATTAAAGAAAGTAGTTGGAAACTCACTTATACAAAAAATGAGTATCTTTTGATGTTGTTAAAACAGGGTGAGAAATATAATTCTCACCCTATCGCTTTTAAGAGTGTTAGAGTTTAATCGTCTCCGTAAACTTCTAAAACCTCTTTTACAGCTTCGTGTCTCTCTATATCTCCTTTATGAAAATTAACAGCTGAAATATGTTTACTTTCACGTGACTCTAAATGATTAATAAAGTCAATTAGTCCGTTATCTTTCAGTCTATCTGCTTGTGCTAAATCACCAGTCACTACCATTTGACTTCCTGTGCCAATTCTAGTTAGCAACATCTTCATTTGGTTTGGTGTAGCATTTTGCATTTCGTCTGCAATTATGAAACTATTTTTGAAAGTTCTTCCACGCATATATGCAAGTGGTGATATTTCGATTACACCTTCACGTATCATGCCCTCAATTTCGTTAGCATAAAAATATTCTCGAAACACATCAAATATAGGCCTTGTCCAAGGTGCCATTTTTTCTTCTAGTGTTCCTGGTAAAAATCCAAGGTCCTCATCAGCACTAACTGCTGGTCTAGTAACAACAATACGTTCTACATTACCATCAAGAAATTCTTTAACAGCCGCCTGACATGCCAATAGAGTTTTACCTGTGCCGGCAGGACCTATACCGAAGACTATGTCTTTGTTCCGGTCCATTAACTCAAGGATGTATTGTTCTTGGCTTCGATTTCTTGGAAGTATTTTTACGTATCGTGACTTTTGAGGCAGGAAATTATTCAGTTTAACTACGTTGTTAGTGATATGTGCTTGGCGCTTTGCTTTCGCTTTTCCCATTAAGTCCTCCTGTATTGAGATATGCAACAGGGATAACCTTTGCAGGACTCCCTGCAAATGTATTTAGTCTCAAACTCATGTTATTAGTAGTAAAAAGCGATAAATAACTGTAACAAATTATAGACGGGGAAACCATGGCCAATATTTTAGACGAACTAGATGTAATTAAAAATATAGAAAGCATTTATGAAAGTGATAATGCATTTAATGTGCTTAAAGATTTTGAGCGTGTTTTAGACGAGCTTGACATCTATGTTTACAAAAATTGGGAAGATGGCGAACTAGGTGAAGGTCCGACTATTGATCGTCATTGGGTAACTGCTAAATTCTTTTGGCCAAAAGAAAAAATGCCAGACCCAGACGGAGCAAAAAGATTATTAGATTATGATTGTAAAATCGGTTACCAACGTAGCAGCTTGCTCAAACCAAGAAAAATTATGAAGCCTGAAGATATTCGTCCAGGAACAAAACTTGGCAAATTAGATAGACATCCTATTTGGGTCGTAGAAGTAAAGATGCCCAAAAAACTGTTGGCTGATCTTTATGGTGCTAGTTTTGAGGATTTAGATGTAAAAGATACTACTCAGCAAGTTGATGCAGCAGCACAGCCTGCAGAAGCACCAGAAGCAGGGGAATTAGAATAATGGGGTTAAGAGAAAAAGATTTAATTGACCTAGTGGTTCCTATGTTTGAAGTAGATAGCTACAAAAGCAAAATGGGTAGCGATCAAGATATTTGTGTTGTTAGTTTTAATGTAACTGAAAAAGCAGCAGCAGACGATTTGGTAAAATTTATTGAAGGCGGATACAGCTTTGTTTTAGATGCAGATGCAACTTCTGGTGAACAGAGTGATGGCTACTATAGAGTATTTGTAGAAATTGAACGTGATCAAAAAGTTCCAGAACAAATAATGGAATTGGTAGACGGTGTAAGTAGGCTAACTGGTAAGCCGTTTACTTATAGATACTACAAAGCATTTAAGCCTCAAGCAGCTACACTAGAGTCATTAACAGCAACCGTCCCAGTAGATAAAGAATCCTATGATGAACTTGTAAATGAATCTAATATGAATAATTTCAAAAACTTTTTTAGCAATAGTTTTGTTGAAGAAATTTTTATGGATGAAAATGACTTAGTAATTAAAAAGATTTATGCAGATCCATTAGGATTTGAAGTTAAAGACTTTGGGAAAACAACAGATATTGTAGAAAGTATTGAAGACAAAATTAATATTAACGATTTTGCAGAAACAATGTATCTTACAAAATATTTAGGTAATTATAATATAACAAAATTTGGCACAAAAACGATAACTTTAGAAAATAGAGGATATACACTAGTAGTCGAGAGAATATGATACCATATATATACTGTCAAAATTGCGGTCGGACGTCACATTGTGGTGAATCACAATATATGTCATTAGAACGCACACCTGGATCAGAAGAGTCGCCAACTATAACAAAAATATGTAACACCTGCAGATGCGACAACTGCACCCCACAACAGAAGGAACATCAACATGGGTAAAGAGCATTTCAAATTTAACTTTGAGCCAGACATGGCTAGAGAACTTGTCAATAGGAACGATTGGAAAGAATGGTATGAAGCAATGTGTGAAATACTTCCACTATGGGAAATTGATACTGTAGAAAGAGTAGCAATGTTTATTGCACAGTGTGGACATGAAAGTGGCGGATTTAGAGTTTTAAGCGAAAACTTAAATTACAGCGCACAAGCACTTAATTCAATTTTCCCTAAGTATTTTAAAAGAGCAGGAAGAGACGCAAATGAATATCACAGACAACCTGAAAAAATTGCTAATGTCATTTATGCAAACCGTATGGACAACGGAGGTCCAGAAAGCGGTGATGGCTGGCGTTTCCGCGGAGGCGGCATACTTCAGCTTACTGGTAGATACAACTACACAAAATTTGCAGAAGCAGTAGAAATGACAGCTGAAGAAGCAGTAGATTATGTGCGCACCAAAAAAGGTGCGTTAGACAGTGCTTGTTGGTTTTGGGATACAAACAATCTAAACAAATGGTGTGACGATATGGATATTGTTGGTGCTACAAAACGCATTAACGGTGGAACTATTGGACTAGATGATCGTAAGAAGCATTACCTACATGCTATGGATGTATTAGGTGGTGACTTTGAAGCACCAGAAGAAAAAGAGCTTAATCTAAATCAAACTATACGCAAAGGCAGTAAAGGACCATTGGTTGCCGAAGTTCAAGAGAAACTTGGCATAGCACCAGCAGACGGTATCTTCGGACCAGGCACAGAACGTCAGGTAATGAGATGGCAAGAAAGAAATGGTTTAACAGCTGACGGTATTGTTGGTCCAAAAACATTGGGAAAGTTATTGGGGTAGGCATGGGTGCCAAGTTAGCTATTGTTATGTTTATGCTGCTCTTAGGAGCAGGAGGTATAGGTTATTGGTATTATAACGATACACAAGCACGTATGGCTATCCTACAAGAAAACAATGCAAAACTAAACACCGCAGTTGAATTAAACGAACAAACTATAAGTTCGCTAGAGAAGGATTACGCAAACGCATCTAGCGAACTTGCAAGTTTAAACGAAGCATACACTGCTATACGCAGACAAAATCAACAACTAGCAGACAAACTGCAACAAATTGATTTGACAGCAGCGGCAATCGCAAATGCTGAAGGCATTGAACGTGCAGTAAACAGAGGCACTTTAAATGCTGGTAGATGTTTTGAACTTCTATCGGGGGCAGAATTAACTGAAAAAGAAAGGACAGCACAAAATGGCATCGCTTTTAACAAAGAGTGTCCTTGGCTTTACGATACTTATAAGTCTCGCGGCCTGCTCGACCCAACCCCAGCAGATTGAAATTAGCACAAAACCTGTTGAAAAACCAACACTGGTTTTACCTCCAGTTGACGAACTTAACATGAAAACAGTTGAATGGATTGTTATTAACGAAGCAAACGTAGATCAAGTTATTGCTAAACTACAAAGTGAAGGTAAAGCATTTGCATTATACGCACTCACAGGTGATGGTTATGGTAATTTGAGTTTGAACTTCTCTGACATTAGAGCATTGGTTCAGCAGCAGCAAGCAATCATAGCAGCATATGAAGGCTACTACAAGGAGGCAGAACAAGCACTTGATAAAGCAGTCATTGTGGACAATTAGTTTTTTTGCAACCCTAGTCGGATGTAACGCATCACAACTTCCAGATCCAGTAAGCACAGCTCATGATTATATTGGGCTTAATGAATATCAGAATAGAAAACAAATAAGAGAGTTTGTAGGAGTCGATCCTGTAAACACGGAATGGTGTGCGGCATTTGTTAATGCTGTGCTCGAACTAGACGGTATACCAGGTAGTGAAAGTGTAAGTGATGTTCCACTTATGGCACGTAGTTTTCTCGAGTGGGGAGAACCTGTGAATCCAGAAGATATACAACGTGGAGATGTTGTGATATTTCCAAGAGGCAACGAAGGTTGGAAAGGACACGTTGGATTTTTTATAGCAGAAGAAGACGGGCGTTGGATAATACTTGGCGGCAATCAAAGCAACGAAGTAAGATATGACTTCTACAATCCAAGTGATGCTTTAGGCATACGTAGGTATAAATACACACAGTTAATAGAGGGCGAAATAAATGTGGGAAATGTTAGAAAGGATGGCCAGTGATAGGCTGTGGATTTACACGGCACTAGCAGGCTCCGTATTTGGTGCTATATTTGTCGCATATATCAGCACAACACGAATAGGTCTATGGGGTTATGCCCAAGTAGACAAAGCGATAGATTATCTTGTAGAACGTTGGGGACTAACATGGCTAGAACAGCCCGAAGACGCATGGCGTAAAAAGTATCCAAAGATCACAGCAAAGATAGATTCAATTGAGGCAAGACTAGACAAATTGGAGGGTAAGAATGCCAAGAAGAAAACTTGAAGACTTGGACGCAGCACCAGTAGAAGAAACAGAAGCAGACGCTGAAGTTGTAGTTCCAGCAAGTAGCACAACAGCTACCAAAAAAGTAAAACTAGACCTAGAAGTAGATACAAGTGTAAAAGACCTAGGACCTAATCCTTATGCTAAAGTAATACACCTAGCAAGGGCTGTAGATGCTTGGAGAATCTTTCCACGTATCTTTATCTCAACATACATTTACTTGTTATACAGATGTGTAGTTTGGTATATGGAACTGCCAGATCCAACACTGGAACAATCAGGGCTAATCAGTGTGGTTGTAGGTGCTGGAGCAGCATGGTTTGGACTTTACGCCGGAACTAGCAAGAAGTAATACCTGAGTAAATAAGTAATAGTATGGACTATTACAGCATACTGGGTATCAACAAACAAGCAAGTCAGGATGAAATTAAAAAAGCATATCGCAAACAAGCGATGGCTAACCATCCTGACCGCGGCGGTGACAGTGGCAAGTTTGCGCAAATAAACGAAGCATACGAAACACTGAAAGATCCTAACAAACGTCAAGCGTATGACAATCCGCAAGTAAGGATGAATACTAAAACATTTGATGCTGGAGATATGAACACCATATTTGAAGCTATGTTTGGAAGAGGTCCACGCCCTCAACAACAAAGAAATCAAGATGTAAAAATTGGTATTAGAATTTCACTTGCTGATGCTGCAACAGGAAAAGATATATTAGCAACTTACAAATTGCGTAATGGTAGAGAAAGCAGTGCAAGTATTAGAATACACCCAGGTGTAAATGACATGGAAGTTATAAGATTTCAAGGATTAGGAGATGCTACTCATCCACAACTTCCAAGAGGAGATTTACTAGTCCAAATTCGAGTGTTATCACATAATAGATTTGAAAGAGACGGAAGAAATTTAAGAACAAATTTAGATGTAGATGTGTTTGATCTAATGCTAGGCACAACAATGATTATAGATAAGTTGACAGGAGGTCCTTTACGTGTTACAATACCTAAAGGAACCAATCCAGGAACAGTATTAAGTGTAGCTGGACACGGTATGCCAGACCCAAGAGCTGGTAGAACTGGCAACCTATATATACACTTAAAAGGAATACTTCCTAAATTAAATACTATACAAGAAGAAAAGGTAAAACGTTTATATGATGAACTTAATAATGGCTCCTGATCCTATGTTGGAAAAAGGAGTGGATAAATTCGAAGCTAGTTATTTTGGGCACCCTGCTCCTACCGCTTTAGACATGATTGATGTTATGAACAAATATGGCGGGGTAGGTTTAAGTGCAAACCAAGTTGGATTTCCTGCACAAATTTTTGTTATGAAAACATATCTAAATAAAAAATATGGTTCCCCTTTGGTTGTTATGAATCCAATTATAAAAGGACTAAGTAAAGAAATTGAACAAGGTCCAGAAGGGTGTTTAAGCCATCCGGGTTTAATAATCAAAGTAAGACGTCCAATTAGTTGCATTGTTGAATTTGATACCTTGACAAATGACTATAAAGATGTTATAAATGTAGAGATGAAACTTGATGACATCGATGCAAGAATCTTTTTACATGAATATGATCATTTGCATGGCATACAATTTATTGACAGAGTTAGTAAATTTAAAGTAAAAAGAGCTGAAGAAAAAAGACTTAAAGATATAAAAAAGGCAATCAGAAATGGTAGAACCTAGCACAGAATTACAAGCAGTTTTTGACAAAGCAGTGAATGATGCAAAAAAGTTAAATCACGAATACGTGACACTTGAGCATTTGACATATGCAATGCTTTGCGAAGAAAACTTTCAGCAACACATGGAAGACTTTGGTGCTGATAGTAAACTGTTAAAACATAATCTTGAAAACTATCTTAAAACAAAATTGGATACTATCAAAATTGATTTGAATGATGTTTCTAAAAAATGGAAACCAAAGAAAACACAAACAGTTGAGCGTGTTTTGAATAGAGCATTTGCACAAGTTTTATTCCAAGGTAGAAACAGGATTGAAATTTCTGACGTATTTTTAAGCATACTCGGTGAAAAGCGCAGTTATGCATATTTCTTAGCGCAGCAAGCCAACATACAAAAATCAGACTACCAAGCATATGTAAACATTTCGGAAAATGCTGAAGAAGATTACGAAAGTCAGGAAAATGCTGGTGCTGCAAATCAAGCTATTAGACAATTTACTTATGATTTAAATGCAGATGTGAAAGCAGGTAAAATTGATCCTGTGATTGGTAGACATGACGAATTAGATATGGTTGCACTTGCACTAGGTCGCAGAACTAAAAGTAATGTGCTTATGGTAGGCGATCCAGGTGTTGGTAAAACTGCTATTGCAGAAGGCCTCGCATGGAAAATTGTAAATGGACAAACACCAGACTTTCTAAAAGAGTATAATGTTTATGCACTAGACATTGGAGCCATGCTTGCAGGTTCAAAATATCGCGGGGACTTTGAAGAACGTTTTAAATTAGTGCTTGCTGGTTTACAAAAGAAAGGCAAGACCATTATGTTCATTGACGAAGCACATATGATTTCAGGTGCTGGCGCCGGTGGCAGTAATAGTTCAAACGATCTTGCTAACTTGTTAAAACCAGCATTGAGCAAAGGTAACCTAAAAGTAGTTGCAAGCACAACTTGGGAAGAGTATAGAAAATACTTTGAAAAAGATCGTGCATTGATGCGTAGATTTCAACGTGTAAGCATTGATGAACCAAGTGAAGAAACTACAATTGAAATTTTACATGGTATTAAGGGATATTACGAAGAATTTCACAATGTGCAAATTACAGATGAAGCAATCAACTCAAGTGTTAAATTAAGTGTAAAGTATCAACCAGATAAAAAATTACCAGACAAAGCAATTGATTTGATTGATGTTGCTGCAAGTAGATTTAAGGTCAAAAATCAAACTGAAAATCTGATTATTAAAGAAGAAAACATTCAATATGAACTTGCTAAAATGGTTAAAATACCTGAAGAACAAGTTGCTGAAAGAGAAACAGAAAATCTTGCACATCTTGAAAAGAATATGAAGGGTAGCATCTTTGGACAAGACAAAGCAATCGAAAGTCTAGTGGATAAAATACTTGTAGCACAAGCTGGATTAAAACCAGACAATAAACCAATTGGCAGTTTTGTGTTTATGGGTCCAACAGGCACAGGTAAAACAGAAACAGCTAAACAATTAGCACATCATCTTGGAGTGCAACTAGTGCGATTTGATATGACAGAATATCAAGAGAAACATTCAGTTGCTAAGTTTATTGGTGCACCTCCAGGCTATGTTGGCTTTGAAGATGATGCAGGACAGTTGATTGTAAAATTACAAGAAAATCCTAACTGTGTATTGCTGTTAGATGAAATTGAAAAAGCTCACCCAGACGTTGCAGCAGTGTTGCTACAACTTATGGATAATGGTATGGTGACAGGCAGCAATGGTAAAGAAGCAGATGCACGTAATTGTGTGCTTATCCTAACTACAAACTTGGGTGCGCAAGAAGCAGAAAAAAATAATATTGGATTTACACAATCACTTGCAAAAGAATACGAAGATACTAGCATGAAAGAATACTTCAAGCCTGAATTTAGAAATAGACTTGACGGTGTAATTACATTTGCTAAACTTGGCAAAGAAGTAATGATGAAAATTGTTGGTAAGTTCCTTGCCGAATTACGTGATCAAGTTAAGAATAAAAATGTGAAAATTTGTGTTACTGACGAAGCATTAGATTACTTGGTAGATAAAGGATTTGATCCTAAAATGGGTGCAAGACCTTTACAACGTGTAATTGACGAAGAAATAAAACGCCCATTAAGTAGATCATTACTGTTTGGCGATTTGAAAAACGGTGGTAGTATTACAATTAAATATACAGATAAAATTGAACTGGAAACCAATGCACACATCTGTGAAGAAATTTGAAACAAAAAAATTACACTATGGCAAATATCTATATAAGGTTTCAATGCGTTCGCAATTGGCACATATATTCAGAACAGAATTGCAACGTAAAGGCAATTTGACTTATGCAAGTAGTGAGCTTTTTAAGTATAGTGAATTGCACAAACAAGGTAAACCTTTACTTAAAAAATCTTGGAGAACTGAAGAAACTATTACCTTAACTGATTTCTTAAACTGTCAAAAAATTTATAGATATTTGATAAATTGCAAAGATTATCTTGTTAGATGCGAATATAGCACACTAAACATTTACAGTAACAATTTATCATTTATTAAAAAGTTTACAGCATTAGAAAATTGTGAACAATTCTGGGAGCCTGATCCTGAAAGTATAAATTTTTTAATGAACAACACCAACGTTATTATTAGTGACAAACCTGTATACTATAAACTGAAAGTTACATTTGGCCGCAAACCGGCTACTAAAGAATTAGGTAAATGGTTGATTGCAAACGCTGATAAGGCTCGTTGCGGTCCTGTATTGCTTGATAATCTATTAGAACAAGCACGTTGGATCAAAGGACAGTATATATTTGTTAGAGATGAAAAAGTATTGTTCATGATACAACTTATATGTGGCGATAATATTAGCAGAGTCGATAAATTAGTCTACAAAGATGATATAGATAAATAGTATATACTAGTTAAGGACTTATCATGGAACACTTTGTAAGAATTGTCATGGAAAAAACTGACAACATCCAGATCGACGAAAGCATTTGGACAGAACAAAACATCTACGAAAACAACAATATTTCATATATTGAACTACCTCTACCTAAAGAGTTAAGTGAAGAAGAATCTGACGAATATGCAAATCGTTTAGCAAACTATATGTTTGAACAAGGTCATGAAGACTTTGATATTGAAATGATTCACAACGAACAAGCTATTGATGAAGAAACATATGATGGAGATGAGTTTTTTGAAGCATATGGTGTTATGTGGTTCAACGAAGATGACGATTTAGACGAAGCAGAATATCAAGGACGCAAAGTTTCACTAGGCAAACCAATGCGTGGCGATGTTAAAAAGTTTAAAGTGTATGTAAGAGATCCTAAAACAAAAAACATTAAAAAAGTAAACTTTGGCGATCCTAACATGAAAATTAAAAAGTCCAATCCAGCACGTAGACGTTCATTCCGTGCTAGACATAATTGTGATAATCCAGGACCAAGAACAAAAGCTCGTTATTGGAGTTGCAGAAAATGGTAATGATCAATGAAATATTTGATAAGAAGTCCGTTAACCAATTAAAAATTGGAGACGAACTTCCTTTTGATGTTATTGAAGATGTTTTATCATACATGCGCAATGACAGCAACTTCTATAGAAAAAATACATATCCTGCAATGTGTGATGTGCAAGAAAAAGTTCAAAACGGTGGTAAATTCAGTAAAAAGTCATTGTTTCCAATGATAGAAAAGGCATGTGAATCTTATTGTGCAGAATATAATATTCCTAAACGTCACGAAGAACTTATGTCTGATGCCGATAAAATGGAATGTGCAAGTAGATTACTAAACGCAGAAAAAGAAGCCTTCCGTAACAAGGAGTATTAATGCGTTACAGAGAATTCAAGATACTTACAGAAGCTAAAGTAGGCAGAGAATACCAGCATCTTGAAGATCTTGTTTTCGTAGATGGCAGTGCCGGTGCACAAAAAGCAGCAGACATACTAGACAAACTCGGTAGTGACTCAGGAGATGTTGCTATTAAATGGGACGGATATCCTACAATGTATTGGGGGCGTGAACCAGATGGGCGTTTTGTCTTGGTTGGCAAAAACGGTTGGGGTCGTAACAAAAGTTATAGTGCAGACAATCTAAGTAATTTTATTAGAAATACAGGCAAAGGCGAAGAGTGGCGTGATAGATTTGCAAACGAAATGAGTGCAATTTTTAATGTAATGAAAAATGCTACTGATCCTAACTTCCGTGGTTATATATATGGAGATATTTTATACCATCCAGGAAAGCCGGTAATAAAAACTGATAGTGGATATCAATTTACACCTAACCTTGTTACCTATACAGTAGATCCTAGCAGCAATTTAGGCAAACGTATTGGCAACAGTCAAGTGGGAGTTGTTGTGCATACCAAATATGACAACTTTGGTGATAATAGTGGAACACCTATTAGTGATGTAAAAGCATTTAACAATAATGATGCAGTAGTATTAGGACAGACATATGTAACACATCAACCAAATGTAGATACTGGTAATGTAGATAAGATTAGAAAGTATGCAAACACCCATGCTAAAGCTATTGACAGTTTCTTAGCACCTGTTGCAGGGTTAGGTGATATGAAAAATATAATTTATACATATGTTAACCAAACCAGTAGAGCAGGTAATCTACAACAGTTGGATAAAAACTTTTTTAATTGGCTAGAAACAAGCAAAGTAAGTGCAAACAAACAACAAAAAATTGCAGCAATGAATGATCAAAATCCAAAAGCACTACCTGCAATATTCAGTCTAGTAAAACAAATAATGGCAACTAAAGACGATATTATACAACAATTAGATGATGCTCCAGCAGATGTAAAACAAAGCACCAAGGGCGAAAAAGGCGGCGAAGGCTATGTTGCATTAGGAAGCAAGACAAAACTTGTGCCAAGAGCAAGGTGGACACCGTCATGAAATTTAAAGATATTAAAGAAGCACCAAAAACAGCAGTTCTAGCATTTGGACGTATGAATCCTCCTACAATAGGACACAAAAAACTTGCAGACAAAGTTGCAAGCCTACCAGGTGATTCATTTATTTTTGTAAGTCAAAGTCAAAAGCCAAAAACAGATCCACTTAGTTTTGCAGATAAACTAAAATATGCAAAAGCAAGTTTTCCAAATGTAACAGTTGGTAGTAGTGATGTAAAAACAATTATACAAGCATTACAAAAAATAGAAAGCATGGGTTATGATAGTATTATCTATGTTGCTGGAAGTGATAGAATAGAAGATTTTACAAAACTTATAAACCAATACAATGGTAAAGAATATAACTTCAATAAAATAGATGTTGTGAGTGCAGGCGAACGCGATCCAGATGCTGAAGGTGCAGAAGGCATGAGTGCAAGTAAAATGAGAGCAGCGGCAGCAGCAGGTGACTTTGATAGTTTCAAACAAGGCGTTGCTAATCCAAAAATAGCACAGCAAATGTTTACCGATGTTAGAAAAGGAATGGGCATTACTGAAATATTAGGCTTTGTAACAAAGCACCCTAAACGTGCAACTACTAAAAAGAAACCAGAAAAGTTTGAACCAAGTATACAAGATAAAATTTCTGCTAGAAGAAAAGCAGCAGCTAAAGGTGATAAAGATGCTTGGAAAAGTAAAACAACAAACGAAGCATACAAGCTACAACTAGAGCGTGGGAAAGAAATGGATGTTCTACACATTGTAGACACTAAAACCGGAAATCGCACAGAGGTTCGTGGCAAACCAAACTATGAAATTAAAACAGACCTTACTGACAAATTACATCAGTTGTTAAATAAATTAGGAAAAGCAGCAAACTTTTCTGAACTAATAAATGGCGAAGTAGTTACTATCAACCCTAAACATCCAGATGCTGCCAAAGCAAAAGCAGCAACAGACAAAGCATATAATGAAAAATCATATAACAATCATGTAGGACATGATGATTTGTTAAGTATGCCTAAGAATACACTTGTTATAGATACTCCAGGTGATTTGGACTGGTATAAAATTGGTCAACACTTTCCAACATTAAACAAAGCTGATCCAAGAGAGTTTGGTCAAGGTGACAGCGATATGGTTATTACTTTTGCTAGTGATAAAGAAAAAGAAGTATTTCTTAAATTAGCAGCAAGACTAGGATTAAAAGTTAAAGACATTGGCGGTTCTGTTGATCATCCAGAAATACACAGTGAAAGTTCACAACTAGATAGTCTTAGAAAATTTGTAAAGTCTCAACGAGAAGCACCTGATCAAGTTCTTTATCAAATGATGATGGCTCCGGATACTTATGGACACGCAGCATCAAACTTTGTAAGAAGTTGGTATGAGCGCACAAAAGAAGAAAATGGCTTAAATGATGTAGATTCAGCGTTAGAAATAATGGTTGACGAACTTGGATTGAATGAAAACTTTGCTGATGGTAAGAAAAACGAAGGCGCAGAAATAACTATGTGGACTAATCCCGAGTATCAAGGCGCAGACGTTGATGACAAATATTATAAAAAGCAACCAGTAAAAATAGTAGACATATCTAAACTAACACCGTTTGAACCTGCTGATAAAATGGATCCCAAAGACAATCACGACAACATGATGAGGTTTGTTGATAAGATTAAAGCAGGTGAAAAAGTTAAGCCTATTGTAATTGTGCCACACGAAGGTAAGTTACTAATTGTCGACGGACATCATAGATACTTTGCTCATAAAAAAGCAGGTGTAGATAAGATACGTGCAGTAATCGCAGACCCAAAAGATTTAACTTGGCGTGATGATGTTCCGGAAAGTGTAAAAGAAAACTTTGCAGACGGTAAAAAAAAAGGTAAAAGCAGACCAGGGCGTGTAAAACGTGCTGGTGCTAGTTGTAACGGTAGTGTTACAGCATTACGTAAAAGAGCAAAAAACAGCTCAGGTGAAAAAGCGAGGATGTATCACTGGTGCGCAAACATGAAGGGCGGGAAGAAAAAGTAGTAGATCTATATCCAGATGGGTATAGTATAACGTGGAGAGAACACGAAGATATGAGTGTTGACGACATAGAATGGTCACATTACATTGCAAAGTATAAAGAACACGAAGCAAATAGAACAAGCACAAACGAAAGAAACAAATACTGGAATGAATATAGAAGATCTAAAGAAGCTGGCGGGGATAAATGAATTCAAAGGATATACTGAATATACTCCTGAGAACATTAGTGCTGCCGCTGCTGAAAAAAGAAAGATTGAAAAGAAAAAAGGCATTAAGCCTGGCGACCCAGATTGGTTTAAACTATGGTTTAGTTTACCTCATATGACAGGACCAGTGCAATTTAGAGGACGTAAAAAATGAAAATGTCTGACTTGTTTGAAGATGGCAGAATTGTAAAAGGTGTAAACACTACAGCTGATGTTGGGGTCAATCAAACAAGTATTGAAGCAGCTAAATTTGGCTTCAAAGTAGACAAAGACGGTAAACCACCAACACATAAAAACAATGTCAAAGGTAAAAAAACAAATGTTTTGTTTAATCTAGGAATGACAGAAGACACACAACCTCGTTATACTGCACTTGAATGGAGTTTGATGGAAGGCGGACACACACTCGAAGAACCTGAAGAAAAAGTAAAGTTATTTGATTGGGCTAAATACTAACATGAGACTAAGAGAGACATTTAAGGCACCGCCGTTCTTTTTATTTGTTGCTGACCTACGTATTAGACAGAAGTTCTATTCGCAGGCTATAAAAGTGCAGACTAATGCACGTAATGCTATTGAGGCTAAAAAGCAAATAATGGCACAGTATGGTCCTGATACTAAAATCTTATCTATTAGGAGAAGCAAATGAAATTGCGTGAAATTACAGGTGGGGGAGTAAACGCTGATAAAGTTAGAGGAAAAGAACCTGCTCCTAAACTTAGAAAACCCGGTGGTAATGAAACACCTCATCCTATGCGTGGAAGATTGGTTGGCGAAGATCAACAATTAGACGAAATAGCACCTGCAATATATGCAGCAGTTATGTGGATATTAAATTACTCAGCGAGAAGAGCAGCATGGCCAGTATTAAGATGGGTAATAAAAAGACATATGGGTAAAATAGCAATAGGAGCAACAGCAGCCTATTATATTGACCAAGGTTGGGATTGGGTAGTAAGCGTTATTGGTGAAAAATATGCTCAAATGCTGATTGATAATAAATTTGAAATAGGCATGGCAGTTGCTCTTATCCTTGGTGCAGTAGCACTTCAAAAGTTTTTTATGAAAAAAGGCGACGATTTAGTTGCTAAGTATCAAGAAAACATAAACGAGAATGTTTCTGGAGCAGTTGCTTCTGTTGCTATGCCTATAGGTGATATGAGGCGTAGAGGTGTTGCACCAAAACGCAAAGCAAAAAAGAAAAACAGATAAATAGTAGTAACCGGAGAATACTATGACTAACGAAAACCACGAAATGGATCCAAAGCACAGAAGCATTGCTGCAATGGGTCGTAAAATGATTGATATGAGTTCCAACATGACAGGAACTGATGACAACACACTTATGATGGCAAATGCACTATCACGTTTAGGTGATACACTTACCAATTACGGTGCAAATTTTGGTCCAAAGAATCTCAACGATGTGATGAAAATTACAGGTATGAGCAAAGAAATTATACAGTCGTTAATCAATAAAGTAAAAGCAGAGCCGGCTGCTGAAGCTGTTAGTGAAGGACTTGCAGATATGGCTGATATTGCAGAACGTGATCACGAAGTGCAAATGGCTAGAGCAGAACTATATAAAATTGCAAAGTATTCTATCAAACTACACGAAATGCTCAAAGGTGTAAGTGAAGCAGAAGGCATTGAAGGCTGGATGCAGAGCAAAATTACCAAAGCAGCAGATTACATTGGTTCGGTTTATCACACACTTGACTATGATAATTCACCTATTGCTACTGAAAGTCACAAGTTTACAATGAGCGACGAAGATGTAAAATCATATAAGTCAAAACTCAGCGAAGATTTTCAAAAAAAAAGAGTGAAAAAGTAGACGAGATTTTACCAGCACTTGCATGGACTGCTGGTAGAATGGCTGCTACACATCTAGCAAAAAAAGCAATCAAAAAAATGGCAGCAAGAAGCGCAGCTAAAAGTGCAGCGTTTGCTCCTAGTGCTTTGAATAAAGATGAACCTACTCCAGAAAGAACACTAACTAAAGGCGAAGAAAAGAAAAAAGAAAAATACGTCAAAGGTATGAAAAAATCCAAAGGCGATTTTGAAAAACGATATGGCAAAGATGCTAAGGCTGTAATGTATGCAACAGCAACAAAAATGGCAAAGAAAAAAGGATCAAAATAATGAAAATTATGGAAGTAACAAACAATACTTGTCCAGAATGTGGCAAACCTAGCTATACTATACTGCCTGAAGAAAAGCAAAAAGGCGTAGATGGAAAAGTATGCTGGAAAGGCTACAAGCGCATGGGCACCAAAATGAAAGGTGGCAAGCGTGTGGATAACTGTGTTCCTATCAAAAAGTAATCATTGACTTATCGCATATAATCGTATATAATCGTATAAAAATAAGGAGTAATATATGAGCGATAGAGTATATGGCGCTGAAGAAAAAGCCAAACTAGAACGACTAATTAAAGAAGGCGTTACTGTATTACAAGAAATTGAAGATCTACAAGGCGGATTAAAAGAAACTGTTAAAGCAGTCGCCGAAGAACTGAATGTAAAACCAAGTCTAATCAACAAAGCAATAAAAGTTGCACAAAAGAATGATTGGTCACGCCATCAAGACGAATTTGAAGATTTAGAAACCATTGTTGCCACTACTGGCTATGACAAAGAATAAGTAATACAGTAGGAGTTAGAATATGCAACAAGGACACATTAAGCCATGCTGGCAAGACCAACAATTTTATAGTTTACCTTATGAAAGTGCAGGAGGCTATGGCGGTGATGAGTATATTATGTATGGACACGATCCATACAAAGTGATTATTAATAACGATGTCTATGTAGGTCCTAAAGACATCATGCCAGAATTCTACAAAGATGTTGTTGCACAACTTCCAAAACACGACCATCACGAAGTAGCATTTTATAGAACACCTCCTGCTAATATATTACCATTGCATAAAGACATGTATGCAAACTTTATGAAAATACACAATATCACTGATGTAAACACTATTACACGTTATATTGTATTTTTAGAAGATTGCAAACTAGGTCACTATTTCCATGTAGAAGATACCTGTTTATGCAATTGGAAAAAAGGTGATTGGATTAGTTGGACTGGTAGTGCACCACATGCTGCATATAACATGGGAATTGAGCATAGATTTACACTACAGGTCACTTGCTTTGATAGATGAAAGTAATATATTCTGTTGACGAAGATGGCATTGTTGAGCCTGAACTAAAATGGCATGATCATGATGCAACAACAGAAATACATTTTGTATTTTACACTGAAGAAGGGTTAGATTTAACCGGAGTGCCAGGCAAGCTGTATTGGTCTGAAGTTGAACACAAAAGATTTTGTAATTTAATCAAAGGAAAAAAGTTTTTCTGGCACTGCAATCATTCCGATCCCTATATTGGAAGTAAAGACTATCATATAACATGGCCTGATATCGATATGTTGTTGTGTATGCAACCAACTATCGATAGACAGCAAGATCCAGAACATTTGTTTTTGTGTCAAATGCGTAGTGTAGGCTATCACAGAGATTATCTAGCTGAATCACTTTACAACAATAAATTACTAAGACAAGGATTAGTAAGTTACAAAGAAGAACAAACGTCTGAATGGGATATACTTACCAAAAAATATTTACAGGATAGCAAAAAAGCACAGTTTGATAAACTATGGCGTAAAAAAATAAAAAAGTTTTTTCCACCTGAAGAATATAGATCAGACTTAGTATACAGCTATGAGGACAATCCACCCCCTCCATTGAAACTTTGGCAAAAATGCTGTTTTAATATTGTCACAGAAAGTTGGTTTGATGTAGAAATAAATAATAACACCCTACTAACAGAAAAAACCTATAGTTGTCTATTACACAGACAACCTTTTGTAATAATTGGTTATAAAAATGCAAACAAATTGTTAACAAAAGACGGTTATAAATTGTATGACAATATTTTTGATTACAGTTTTGATGAATTAGATACAATAGAAGAACGTATAGATAATTTAATAATGCAAATAAAAAAATTAGATAAAAATGTTTATAAACAAGCACAAGAAATTGCCTTACATAACCAAAAAGTATTTTTACGTAATGTCAAAAATGTTAGATTGCCTGACATATTCTTTGACGAAGAAGCTGTATGGTATCCTTCCGCAATAAAACATAAAGAAAAAATATTAAAATTAAAATCATATGTAGACAAGTTGTAAAATATGTGTTATGTTAGTAAAAATAGGAGTTTCGAATGCCATATGTAGATGCATTTTTTGACCGCGATGCTGACATTATTCGTGCTGTTGAGCGCAAAGATGGTGTAAGACGCTTTCAAGAATATCAAGCAAAATATACATTCTATTACGAAGATCAGCGTGGCAAATACAAAAGTATCTATGGCGATCCACTAACCAGAGTAGTGTGCAAGAACACAAAAGACTTCCGCAAAGAACTTGCTATCAATAAAGGCAAGAAAATGTTTGAGTCAGATGTGAATCCAATCTTTCAATGTTTAAGTGAAAACTATCTCAATCAAGATGCACCCAAACTGAATATTGCATTTTTCGATATTGAGACTGACTTTGATCCAGAGCGCGGCTTTGCTGATCCAAGTGATCCATTTATGCCCATTACTGCTATTACTGTGCATTTACAGTGGTTGGATGCACTTGTGACATTTGCATTGCCGCCCAAAACACTTACAATGCAACAAGCAAAAGAAGAATGTGCAGATTTTGAAAACACTTTCTTGTTTGATAAAGAAGGCGACATGCTTGAAGCGTTCCTTGACAGTATCGAAGATGCTGACATTATCAGTGGTTGGAACAGCGAAGGATATGATATTCCATACACTGTTAATCGTGTAAGTCGTGTATTAAGCAAAGACGATACAAGACGTTTTTGTTTGTGGCAACAGTTGCCTAAACGCAGAGAATTTGAAAAATATGGAAAAACTGCTGAAACGTTTGACACTATCGGAAGAGTCCATATGGACTATCTTGAATTATATCGCAAGTATACATATGAAGAACGTCATACATACAGACTAGACGCTATTGGTGAAATGGAAGTTGGTGAAAACAAGACTGTGTATGAAGGCACACTTGACCAACTTTATAACAATGACTTTAAAAAGTTTATCGAATACAACAGACAAGACGTTGCACTGTTAGACAAACTGGATAAGAAACTGAGATTTATTGATCTAGCAAACCAAATTGCGCATGACAACACTGTGCTGCTTCAAACAACTATGGGTGCAGTTGCAGTGACCGAACAGGCTATTGTTAACGAAGCACATAGACGTGGTATGCAGGTTCCTAATAGACGTGAACACGAAGGCAATACAGCAGCGGCTGGTGCGTATGTTGCGTTTCCAAAAAAAGGCGTGCATGAGTGGATTGGATCAATGGACTTGAACAGTCTGTATCCAAGTATTATTCGTGCAATGAATATGGGCCCAGAAACCATTGTTGGACAGATTAGATTAGAACTAACTGATGCAAGAGTGTTGGAAGATACCACACTTAAAAAGAAAAAATTTGCAGGCAGTTGGGAAGGTCGTTTTGCCACAGAAGAATATGATGCAATCATGGAGCAACGTAAAGATGTTGCGCTAACACTGGATTTGGAAGATGGCACAACACATGTATTAAGTGGTGCTGAAATCTACAAACTTATTTTTGACAGCAATCAACCATGGATGCTAAGTTCAAATGGCACTATTTTTACTACAGAAGTAGAAGGTGTTATTCCTGGATTGCTAAAGCGTTGGTATAGCGAACGTAAAGAACTACAAGCAATGCTTAAAAAAGCAAAAGATGCAAAAAACGATGCTGAAATTGAGTATTGGGACAAACGTCAGTTGGTTAAAAAGATTAACTTGAACAGTTTGTATGGTGCTATTTTGAATCCAGGCTGTAGATTCTTTGATAAACGCATTGGTCAATCAACTACACTGTCTGGCAGAACTATTGTAAAACACATGGCAGCAGAAGTTAACAAAGTTATTACTGGCCAATATGATCATGTTGGTAAAGCAATTATATATGGTGATACTGATTCTTGCTATTTCAGTGCATATCCTATCTTAAAGGAGGATATTAACAAAGGCATTATTCCTTGGGATAAAGATAACGTAATTACACTGTATGATCAAATATGTCAACAGGCAAACACTACATTTCCAGACTTTATGATGAAAGCATTTCATTGTCCAAAGTCCCGTTCGGACGTAATTGCAGCAGCAAGAGAAGTCGTTGCTGAAACAGGCTTGTTTATTACTAAAAAACGCTATGCTGCATTAGTGTATGACATTGAAGGATTTAGAGCCGATGTAGATGGCAAGCTAGGCAAAGTTAAAGCCATGGGCTTGGACTTGAAACGTAGTGATACTCCAGTGTTCATGCAAGACTTTTTGAAAGACTTACTTGACATGGTGCTACAGAAGAAAGAAGAAAAAGAAATACTTGATGCAATCAGCGAGTTTAGAAAAGAATTTAAAAATCGTCCGGGCTTTGAAAAAGGTTCGCCTAAACGTGCAAACAAAGTTGGACACTACAGACGCTTAGAAGAAAAGCAAGGCAAAGCTAACATGCCAGGACACGTTCGAGCAAGTCTTAACTGGAATACACTAAAGCGAATGAATGGTGACAATTACTCGCAAGAGATTGTGGATGGTATGAAGGTTATTGTTTGTAAACTCAAGCAAAATCCGTTGGGTTACACTAGTGTAGCATATCCAACAGACGAACTACGTCTACCAGATTGGTTCAAAGAATTGCCATTTGATGATGCGGCTATGGAAGAAGTTATTATTGACAATAAACTTGATAACTTGATTGGCGTGCTGAAATATGATATCGAAAGCACCAAACAAAAAACAACTTTCAACAGTTTATTTGAATGGGATTGAAAAAATGAAAGTAGGATTTACTTGTTCAACATTTGATTTATTACACGCAGGACATATACAAATGCTCCGCGAAGCAAAAGAACAATGTGATTATCTTATCTGTGGATTACAAATGGATCCAAGTGCAGATAGACCAGAAAAAAACGCACCTGTGCAAACCATTGTTGAACGATACACACAACTAAAAGGTGTTAGTTATGTAGATGAGATAATCCCATATGGCACTGAACAAGACCTAGAAGATATCTTGACAATGTATCACATAGATGTTAGAATACTAGGAGAAGAGTATCGTGAAAAGGATTTTACTGGCAAGGATATTTGCAAGAAGCGGGGTATCCAGCTACATTTCAACAAAAGAGATCACCGCTTCTCATCAAGCGACTTAAGAAAGCGAGTAGCAGAAAGGGAGAAAAATGCCACTACCTGAAGGACGTAAACCATTAACAGATGGTGATATGGTTATCTTGCTGCATAACATGGCAAGAAGTTTTGGAGAACGAGACAAACTTATGGAAGCTGAAATGCGACAGGTTGCTGATCGCTTTTCAGAACTAGCAAAGGCAGCAGGTGTTGCACAGCACAAGGCACAGCAAGGATGAGTAAAGCATTTTGGGAAGGTTTTAGAACTGGGTTTACTACAACCAGCAAATATGGTATTCCTATTGCACTTGTATTTGTGCTAGGACTAGCACTAGGCAGTTATAGTCATCCTTATGAAGTGTGTAAGCGCATGTATGATACACCGGAAGATATTAGTGAATGTGTTTGGATCAAGGAGAATCCGTAATGTGGATTTTATTAGTTGTTAGCTACATCGCAGATTATGATGAATATAAAGCTACAAAGTTTAACACCTATAACACTAATCAACAATGTGAAATAAACAGAGTAGTATTAGAAACAACATTCACAGAAGGCGAAAAGGCGGTCTGTGTATATGAATAAGTTTGTTTTTGATGTAGACGGAACACTTACACCAAGTCGTGGTAAAATGGACTATGAGTTTAAGGCATTCTTTAATACATTTTGCTTGGTCAATGATGTTTATCTTGTAACAGGTAGTGATAAAGAAAAAACTATTGAACAGATTGGTGAAACATACAACCTAGCCAAAGTTGTATACAATTGTAGCGGCAATGATGTATACAGTGCTGGTGTAAATGTTAGAAGCAAAGATTGGACAGCACCAAAAGAACTTATGGATCTAATGCATGGTTGGCTACAAGCAAGCAGTTTTCCTTTACGCACAGGTAATCACATTGAAGAACGTCCAGGCTGTGTCAACTTTAGTATAGTTGGTAGAAACGCCACACTAGGCGAACGTAAGTTATATATTAAACACGACATTGAAAATAAAGAACGTGAAAGTATTGCATTCCAGATAAACTTAGAGTTTCCAGAAATCACAGCCAAAGTAGGAGGAGAAACAGGTATTGATATCTATCCTACAGGTTGGGACAAAGGACAAATACTCGACGACTTCAATGACTTTGATCGCATTATTTTCTTTGGTGACAAAATGGAACAAGATGGCAACGATTATCCACTAGCAAAGAAGTTAAAACATCCTAGCAAAGCAATTGCTGTGAATGGATGGAAAGACACTTGGGAAAAGTTAAAAGAATATGCTTAAAATAGGTATTGCTGGATATGGGTATGTAGGACAAGCCCACCATCAAGCACTTAAAGAATATTATGAAATACTAATCAGTGATCCTGACAAAGGACACTATGACGATTTACGACATTGTGATGCTATTATTGTATGTGTTTCTACACCAATGAATGAAGATGGTAGTTGTGATATGTCTAACGTAGAAGCAGTGATCGATGATGCTAAAAATGTTCCTATTTTGATAAAAAGCACAATCAGCATAGAAGGCTGGCAAAATTTACGGACTAATTTTACTCATGATAAAATTTGTTTTTCACCAGAATTTCTAAGAGCAGAGTCAGCACTAGAAGATTTTAAAAATAATAGCACTATTCTTATTGGGGGCGATGATGTTGGCTTTTGGCAAGATTTGTTTCTAAACGCAATGGGCAATATCAATATCTTTACTGCGACACCGGAAGAACTTATTCTTGTAAAATATTTCCGCAACAGTTTTCTAGCAACCAAAGTTGCTTTTTTTAATGAAATTTATGACTTGTGTGAAAACACAAATACTGACTACAAAAAAGTAGCAGAATACATTGGCTTAGATCCTCGTATTGGATCAAGTCATACAACAGTAACCAGTGAGCGTGGATTTGGAGGACATTGTTTTCCAAAAGACGTAAGTGCTATATTAAAAACGGCAGCTAATTTTGATAAAAATCTAAATATACTTGAAGCTGCTAACAACTATAATAAAAGGATCAGAAAGTGATAGAAATAAAACCAGACCCGACCTTGAACGAACTTATAAAAATATTCAACCAACACGGTTTAGAGTTTTATATTAAAAAGCAAAAAGGGTCTATTATAAAAGTTCACTTTATGATCAAAGAGGAAGAAGAAAATACTTGACTTTCAATTACATATCAAGTATAATGAAACAATAGGAGTAAACTCATGCAGGATATTTTACAAGACATTGTGAGCCATACACATAAACTTGGCTTTATTACAACACTCAAAGTCAATGCTGACGAATACACAACCATCGAAAGCATGGCAGATGACAGAAGTGTCATTATGACAGCAACAACACATTCGCCAGTAGCTGAATTCTACAGCACATTTGGCATGCCTGACTTAGGCAAACTTGCATATCATTTGAACAATCCAGAATACAAAGAAAATGCAAACATTGATGTAGTTGAGGCAGAACGTAATGGCGAAACTATACCGACACACATTCATTTTGAAAATGCAGCAGGCGATTTTAAAAATGATTATCGCTTTATGAACAAAGCTATTATCGAAGAAAAACTAAAAAGTGTAAAGTTCAAAGGCAACAGCTGGGATGTGGAAATTCAACCAAGCATGGCTGCAATTGCACGTATGAAACTTATGGCAGGAGCGCACAGTGAGGAAACTGTATTCCAAGTTAAAACAGAAGATGGTAATCTAAACTTTTACTTTGGTGACGAAGCAACACACGCAGGTTCATTTACATTTGCACACGGAGTCGAAGGCACATTAACACATACATGGGCATGGCCAGTTGCACAAACCATTGCTATCTTGAACTTGGATGGTGATAAAACTATGAGCATCACAGACCAAGGCGCTATGAAGATTTCAGTAGACAGCGGCATGGCAAAATACGATTACATTCTACCAGCACAACAGAAATAATGAAGATTAACCTTACCGAAACACAGAATGACTATGCTGTGTTCCTTCCAAGTATAAGTGGTTTTTATGCTACATTTGTAGGAAAACAACGTTTTGGAGAATACGTTGATCCTGCTAGAGTTCCTACAGGTATCGGTGGAGTAGAAGGTTTAAATTTTTTAAATCTAGATAAAGGAGCGTTCCACTACAAGTGGGCACTCTATTCTGCAGGACACGCAGAACTTGATACAAACAAGTTCAGTGAAAAAGAAGACATGTTGCGTAACCGCGACAGAGATAATTCATGGCTACTTGGTGACTCAGGTGGTTTCCAGATTGCAAAAGGCTTGTGGGAAGGCGACTGGACTGATCCAAACTGTCCAAAGGCTGCTAAAAAGCGTGAACTAGTTGTAAACTGGATGGAAGAATACATGGACTATGGAATGATGTTGGATATTCCAACTTGGACATTCCAAGATCCTAAAGCAGCAAAAGCAGCAAACATTCACAGTTATCAAGATGCAGTAGATGCAACACACATCAATGCAAAATACTATATGACTAATCGCCGCGGCAACTTTAAAGTGCTAAATGTTCTACAAGGTAGCAATCATGCTGACGCAGACAGTTGGTATGACGAATTTAAGGATTATTGTGATCCAAAAAAATATCCAGACACACACTTTAATGGTTGGGCAATGGGTGGACAGAACATGTGTGATGTGCATCTTATCTTAAGGCGCCTTGTGCATCAAATACATGACGGGTTGCTTGAAGAAGGGTTACACGATGTTATGCATTTCTTGGGCACAAGTAAACTAGAATGGGCTGTATTACTTACAGACATACAACGTGCAGTCCGTAAGTATCACAATAAAAACTTTATGATAACATATGACTGTGCATCACCGTTCCTTGCAACAGCAAATGGACAAGTTTATCATACTATTAGGTTAGACGACAGAGGCAAATGGAGTTATATGATGGGTCCAAGTGCTGATGACAAAAAATATTCAACTGATACACGGTTGTTTAGTGATGGAGTAATGGCTGATGGTGTGTTTGAAAACTTTGAAGATTCGCCTATCAGCAAACATTGCAGTATGAAAGACATTTGTATCTATAAACCAGGTGATCTCAACAAGATTGGCAAAGAAGGTAAAACCAGTTGGGACTCATTTAGCTATGCATTGCAAATGGGTCACAATGTTTGGATGCATATTGAAAGCACTCAACGTGCTAACGAACAATACGATGCTGGACTGTTTCCATACATGCTTATCAATGACAAAGACTTTCCTGGTTGGGGCATAGTCAAATTTAGAGAAGTAGTTGACGAAATTTTTTCTTTACAAAATAGAGAAAAAAGTTTACAATTAATAGACAAGTATAGTAAATACTGGATGCATGTAATTGGAACTCGGCTAAACATTGGTAAAAAAACTGTAAATGCAAGCACAATGTTTGGAAAATTATTTGAGGAGTTATAAATGGTAAATCCACAAACACTTAAATCACATATCCAAGAACTTAAAAGAAAACATAGGAATTTAGATGACGAAATAAGTGAATTGGAAAAACATTTTAATGTAATGGATCAAATAAGAAAACTGAAAACTGCAAAACTTTGGTATAAAGATGAAATATATAGATTGGAAAAACAATTATATCAATTGGAGAACGGCTTAAATGGATTCTGAAGAAAAAAGATTACGTTTAGAGGCTATCGAAATGGCACTTGAAGATATTGAAAATATTATTTCAACTATGGAAGAAAAAAATTATCCCAAAACAGAAATAAATGAATACTATAAAAAACGTTGGGATTTATGGAATGAACAGTATAGGACAAAAAAAGCATGAAACGACCTTATGATCAAGAAGTAATAGACATCGACAATGAACAGGTTGCATATTTTGTTGGCACAGAGGTAGAATGCACTCCACAACAAGGTAAAAAAACATTATTTGTTGTAGGTGTGCAAGAAGTTGAAGAAATTATTCAAATTGCAACCTTACAAGGTTGTAAACACATTTATCTTGGTGCTAATATGAGCTATCAGCCTGACGAAGCATATGATAGCATGGTCTTTCCATTATTGAAGGAAGGATATTGGGTAACTTTAGATTTTGATATTGAGCATACAGAGTGGATCTTAGAATCTGGTTATACAGAACACAATAGATTTATTCCTATGTTGAGTGCTAAGATTCCTTATATTGAACAGTTAGGATACAATGCTTGTTTGAAAATCGATGACAAAGATTTTGATGCAACTAATCCAGGAGTTTGGGTTCATAAGATTCATGATTTAAAAAAGGAAGAAAGATTTACTCATTGGTCTAAATACACTACAGATGAAATTATTTCTCTTGACAAAATTGCAAAATGAAAGTATAGTTAATGAGTAACAACAAAGAACCAGAACGCTATTATGATTGGATACTTTGGAAAATGCGACAGGAAGATAAAAAATTGACAAATAGTTTAGAAAATGCAAAACGTAGTATTTGGGTAACATTTCGTAAAGAAGGTATCCATTTGTATCCTGCGGCAAAAGACGACCCGGCACTTGCAACTGGTGGTTGGGATGATGTAAGTTTCTTAGGTGTGGCTCATAGACACATCTTTCATTTTAAAGTGCAAATTCAAGTAACACATAACGATAGAGATATTGAATTTATTCAGTTTAAACGTTGGCTCGAAAGTTTGTATGACGATAAAACTATTGAACTAAATCACAAGTCTTGCGAAATGATTGCAGACGACTTGTATACACAAATTAACGCAAAGTATCCCGGCCGCTTTGTTGTTATTGATGTCGCCGAAGATGGCGAAAATGGCTGTCAAATTGTTTACCCATAGAAAAAAGGATTAAGGTAAATGACTATTGCATTTGATCGTGCAGCATATCAAAAAGTTTTTAATGATCTCGACGAATATCGAGATTACTGCCGCTTTGAAGGCAAGGTCTTTAATGAAAAGGCTTTGTATAATCGTGATGATAAGAATTGGCAGTCTTATCTAAAATACCAAAACTATCTACGTGCTAAGTCACGTGCGAAAGGTCGTAAAAAATGAGAAAACTGTTTTACATGGGCTTGGAGCCCTATGAAGGCAGGTATACTCTACAACTTACAGAATGGTCTCGTCGGGCATTTGCTCGACGAAACATTGACTGGGTAGATGTTCCTGGAACAACAATCGATAACACAAAAGCAATCCAAATAGGCCAAGTGCTAGATGCACATGGCCGTTCCTACTTTGCAATGTCGCAAATGATGAACTTGGTGCAAATGATGCGTAACGGTGAAGTTACAGGTGAAGATGTTATCTTCTTTGAAGACATGTTCCAGCCTGGTATGGAATCGTTGCCATATATTATGGATCAGATTCCTGCTAAACAGCGTCCTAAAGTGTTTATTCGCTGCTTGGCACAAGCAATTGACCCAGATGACTTTGTGCATGTTTGGGGCATGAGCAAGTGGATGAGTTTGTATGAAGAAATGTGCAATGAGTTTGTTACTGGTGTTTTAGCAAGTAATGAAGAAATGGTTGCACATATGAAGATTGCAAATTGGAAAGCGCCTATCTACAACATCAGCGGACTTGCATTTGATAAACAAGAAGTGCAAGAACGTTGTGGAGAAGATCTGACTCCTTGGAATGAACGTTTAAACAGAGTTGTGTTTGCAGCACGTTTTGATCAAGAAAAACAACCAGATTTCTTTATGGATCTTGCAAGCAACTATGCAGAAGATAATATTGAGTTTGCTATTTTACAAGGCGGGCCTTTGCGTAGTAATAATCAAAAATACGTTGACAGGGCAAGAAACTTAGAAAAAGATGGTGTGATAACAATTTACGAAAATCTTAAAAAAGATGAATATTACAGTATGCTTAATAACAGTAAGGTTATGATTAACTGTGCATTACAGGACTGGACTAGTAATACTGTAAGTGAAGCAGATGCACTAGGATGTAACGTGCTGTTTCCAGCATACAGAAGTTTTCCAGAGATCTTTGCAAACGATCATACAAGAATGTATGTGCCTTGGAGTTTACAAGATGCACAAGATAAACTAACGCTGTTGTTAGATAAACCCCATGAAAAAATGGGTGCAATCAGTGATTGGACCAGTGCAACTATCGAACGTTACATTGATATTATGCAAGGTAATGGTGAACAATGGCGTAGAGATACAAACCGTTACAGAGACTACGTTTCGGAGAACAAGTATTGAAGGTAATTGTTACAGGTGCATCAGGTTACATTGGTAGTCATGTATGTAGAGCTCTAGCAGAATACGGACACGAAGTCCATGGGTTAGATATAAACATACATGGCGAGCACAATGATGTAGAACAATATTGCCATAAGTTTTGGAAACAAGATATTATGGATAAATTTTTACATGGATGGGCTGATGCATGTGTTCATTTGGCAGGACTTAGTTTAGTAGGTCCTAGTATGCTTTATCCTACACAATATTACCAAAAAAATGTTATGGGCACTAAAAATGTTATTGAAAGCATTAGAACACCGCATGTGTTATTTGCTGGAACTAGTAGTGCATTTGAAATGGCAAGCCCATATGCACGTAGCAAAGTATGTGCTGAAGATGTAATCAAAGAAAAAGCAGAAGGTTACACAATATTTAGATTCTTCAATGTAAGTGGCACAGATGGTGTCAATAGACAACTAGGAGAACCTACACATCTTATTAGAGTTGCAGCAGAACATGCTGTTGGTAAACGTGATAAGATTGAAATATATGGCACAGACTACAACACAAGAGATGGCACTTGTATACGTGATTATATTCATGTAGTAGATCTTGCAGATGCTATTGTAAATGCCATCAATTCTGGTCCTACTAATACACCATACGAATGTTTAGGTTCTAACGTTGGTTACAGTGTAAGAGAAGTTATTAAAACCATGCAAGAAGTTACTGGTAAAAAACTTAATGTTGTAGAATCGGAACGTAGAGCAGGGGATGCTGTCAGCAGTGTAGTTGACGAACTAAGTAAACATGTAAAGTTAAATAAAACAATAGAGGATATGTGTTATGACCAATTCAAATTGGAACTCGGACGAAACTTACACAATTACAACTGATAATGTAGACGAAAGTGGATTTGTTTATTCGATAGACTCATCTACAATTTCAGATATTACAACAGCAACTATAGATACCAGTGCATTTGATGATTTAATTTCATTAGATGGAGATATCACTTTAACCATTGATACAAATACTTTTGATCCAAAAGAGTTTGAAGATATAATGCCTAGTGTTGCAAAAGTAGAAGACATGTGCATGGATTATCCTGCACTAAAAATGGCATACGATAATTTTAAAACTATTTACAGTATGGTGCACCAAGACTGGGTAGGACGCCAAGAGGATGATGACCCACTTCCATTCTAATTGCGCAGCATTATACAATCACACTAATGTTAGGGGAGGCAATCGTGTCTACCCCTGCTGTCGTTATAAGCAACCTATACAAACGTTTGATGGTGATATAGGTAATATATTACACAGCAACGAATACAAAACCCTACGAGATAATTGGACAATAAATGATCCAAATTGTGCTAAGTGTATGCACGAAGAAATATTGGGCAAACAAAGTTTAAGACAAAAATTCAATGAAGAATACAGCACAGAGAAAGTAGAACTAAAGTATCTAGAAGTAGGCTTTGACAACATATGTGATTTAACCTGTGATGGCTGTTGGGAAGAATGGAGCAGTTCGTGGTGGGCTAAAAAGAATCCAGACTTACCTCTAAAACAAGGCATTACCAGCACAGAAGAATTTACAAATATTCCTGCAACTGTAAACAAAGTTGTATTCTTGGGCGGCGAACCTCTAATGACCAATAGACACAAACGGTTTTTAGAGTCATTCGATACCTTAGAAGATCTTGAAGTAGAATATTTTACAAACGGTATGCATAAACTAGTTGAAGAAGATTATATTCTTTTGAATGAATGTAAGCGTGTTCATTTTACTGTGAGTATAGACGGTGTAGGCGCATTAAACGAAAAAGTTAGAAATGGCAGTGTGTGGAGTAGAGTGTTAAAAACACTACAAGAAATACACAGCACATTTGATTACACAATACATACAACTATACATAAAAATAACTGGCACGGATTGCCAGAACTTGCAGAATTTACAAAAAATTATGCAAATTGGACAACAAATCTCTTGACATATCCGAAAAAGTTAGATATAATAAACTTAGAGCAGTCTGATAAAGATAAACTAATAGAAATAGTAAACACATATGAAATACCAAATAGGCAATATATTGAGGCGCACTTGAAAGGAGAAGCATGATGGACATGCGCAGTTATGAGGAGTGGCAAACGCACAGTGCTGAAGAAAGTGCAGTAGATGATGTCACTTGGAGTAATAATGATTTGCTTACCTTAAATTGGGAAGCAACTTATATGACAGACGAGATTCCAGAAGATAGTTCATGGGATACGTTTGCTACAAAAAATAAAAAAGCATTAGAAGCAATGTATAAACAATGGGGCGTCCCTAAGGAAGGTTCATTGCATTACATGTGTATTAGACCAGAACTTACAAAAGGACTAAGCAGTCTTATCATACCATATGCACATATGCATTTTAACTACAACTTTTTAAAACTTACACCAGGTTGTAGTTTAATGTGGCACTTTGATACATATGCAACATTTGTAAAATACAATCAAATCAGCGAAGATGACGCACATAATGTTTGTAGAACTGTTGTAATGATGAAAGATTGGGATAGAGGTCAAGTTTTGCAAGTAGGTGAAGAAGTATACACTCATTGGAGTGCTGGAGATACTTACACTTGGAAAGGTGACACATGGCACGGTATGGCTAATTTTGGTCCAAGTGATTGTATTGTTTCGCAAATTACTTTCTTGGATGAAGATGACAGATATACCCAATGATAAACGTGGTATGGATTTTGGCAGTGCATTTGCCATACAAGATCCAGCAGCAATAAAAATACTAAGAGAGCCGTTTGATTTACAGTGCGTCAATAGCGATAGTGTTATTGACGAATATCTGCATGAATACGATGCATGGATACGCAGCACCACAAGTAATAGTTTTACTGGATTAGAAGATTTCAAGTATCGTTGTTTTAGTAATGGCACTACAGAAGTATTTGATAAATTTTATATGAAAAATGCAAAGCGTAGATTCCGTTGTTTCAAAGGCGAATACATGTATCACAAACTAGCATGGCGTGACAAGTTTGTTTGGGCTTACATTGAAGACGAACCATTACACAAAGCAGATGCAGTGGTAATAAGTTTACCTTTTGCAGACACAGGAGATAAGCACACTGAATATCACGAATTGATGCGCAAGTGTTGCGATATGAATATTCCTGTATTGGTTGATTGTGCATACTTTGGAGCATGTAGAGATATTAATTTTGATTTAGCATATAGATGCATTACAGACGTCACATTTAGTTTGAGTAAAAGTTTTCCTGTTGCATATGCTAGAATCGGTATGCGTTATACAAGAGTAGACGACGACGATACAATGTTTGTGTATCATAAAATCAACTACAATAACAAAATTGGTGCTGCTTTAGGATTAAAATATTTCAACAACTTTACCCCAGATTACATTTCACAAAAATATATTGACAAACAACTTAATTTCTGTAATACTGTAGGAGTAAATCCAAGTAGAACAGTGTTGTTTGGCATAGATGATAAAAACATGTATAACCAATACAATCGCGGCGGAAATACAAATAGATTAAGTTTTCACAAGCAATATATAAAAGGATTAGATTTTGCCAGTTCAAAGTAATAACGATTGGGATCCATTAGAAGAAATTATTATCGGCACAGCAGAAAACTGTGTGCATCCCACTATGAATAAAAGCACACATAGTTTTATCTATGGCGGTGAAGATTATGAAGATATCAAACACTTTGACGGGCAGCCTATAGCGCAATGGATTGTTGACGAAGCAAACGAAGATTTAGATGGACTAGAAAAGTGTTTGCAAGGATTGGGTGTAAAAACAATGCGTCCTGATCCTATCGATCATAACCAAAAGTTTAGCACACCTGAATGGACTACTACAGGTTGGTATACATTTTGTCCACGTGATTTGCTGTTGCCATTGGACAATATGATTATTGAATGTCCTAGTCCAATGCGGGCAAGATATTTCGAAACTAGAGCATATTATAAACATTTATATGGCTGGATGAAAGAAGGCACACAATGGATCAATGCTCCTAAACCTATTCTAACTGATGATAATTATCAACTGGAGGACCGCAGTGAAGCAACGCTTGTTAACAAAGAAATTATTTTTGATGCTCCTAATATCGTTCGTCTTGGTAGGGATCTTCTCTGCCAAGTTAGCAATAGTGGCAACCAACTTGGTTTTGAGTGGCTGAAAACTATACTTGAGCCAAGAGGCTATCGTATCCACGTAGCAGAAAAGTATTACAGTTTTGCACACTTTGACAGCACTGTATTGCCGTTGCGTCCAGGACTAGTGTTGTTTAATGCAGGACGACTTAGTGAAGATTGGTATCCACCTATCTTTAAGGATTGGGATAAGATTTGGGTTGGCGAAGAAGATTTACACGTTCCGCCAGCAAATACAGGTGTTGCTCCGTGCTCACCTTATATTGGATTAAACTTTTTGAGTGTTAATCCAGAACTTGTTATTGTTGATGAAAAGCAAGAAGCACTTAGACGTATACTAGGCAAACATGGTATTGATACAATAGGCCTTCCAATGCGTCAAGCACGTAGCATGAGCGGAGGGTTCCATTGTGCTACATTAGACACTAAGCGTAAAGGCAGTTTGGAGGACTATTTTGCAACATAGTATAGAACAATGGATTGATCGTATAAATGCAATGAAAGATTTGTGTATTCAAGCTCATAGAGTTAGAAACGAATTTAGTGAATTAGCAGATCAAACATATGACAAAGATCACTGTAAACACTTGCTAGAACAAGTTCAATCATTGGCTGCTAGTATAGCAAACGAAAAGATTACAGAAATTAAAACAGAGATGGATTCATGGAAAAAATAAAAAGAAAATACTACACTTGGGACGATGTACATAAGTGCGCTCATAAACTAGCATTAGAAATGTATAAAACTGGATTCAGACCAGACTATATTGTGGGTCTAAACAGAGGTGGATTGCCTGTAAGTGTTGTGCTAAGTCACTTACTTGACTGCAACCATTATGCACTAGATGTTAGACTACGTGATAACAAAGGCAACGAAGGACCAGAATCTAACTGCTGGATGGCTGAAGATGCATTTGGTTATGTATCTGAGATTGATAGAGATGATGTTTGGAATAAATCTTACAGCGATCCTGATAAGAAAAAGAAAATACTAATTGTAGACGATATCAACGACACTGGTGCTACATTTGAATGGATCAAAAAAGATTGGCGTAGTGGTTGTTTACCAGACAATCCAAACTGGGATACCATTTGGGGTAAAAATGTAAGATTTGCTGTAATGTGTGAAAAAACTCATACACAGTTTGATGGTGTTGATTATGTTTACCAAACAATAGATACTAGTGAAGAAGACACTTGGGTGGTGTTTCCATGGGAATATGATTAAAGACTGGTCACTTAAAGATATTAAAACTGAGATAAGTAAAATATCGTGGGCAGAATCTGATCCTCGTATGGATGGATTTGTGACTTGGGGATGTAAGCAAGAGCTTTACGAAATCCTTTGGTATGTAGAAGAAAAATTGCGTAAGTGTTCAACCTACGCAGGCGAAGATGACTTTCTCAAAGAACACGATAAAGAAATGACGTGGAGAATATTGAATGAAGACTAAGTATGCTATAAAGTTAATGTTGTCTGCTGATGACTGGATTTACGTAACTGAGGATACAGAAGCACCAATGTTTCATATTCATCCTGTGTTATTTGATTCAAGACAAGCAGCAGAAAAACATGCTGAAATTTGGAATAAAAGATTTACTAAAGTAGTTAGGTGGAGAGAAAAATGAGTTGCACTTGTGGCAGATCGCCAACCGGTAGATGCGTAGGTTGGCACAACTTGACAGAGGAGCAATACCTCGAGAAAAAAGCACAATATGAAGCAAGACAGACACAGAAGGAGAATAGCAAATGAGTATGTCAGCACAATTAGCTAAGGCTGCAAGAATGCACGCCGAAGGTGAGCTTGAAAGAGCTAAAACAAATATCATGGTATACATGAACCAATCAGTAGGTATTGGTGAACATAGCGACATTGTTGAGGCCATTCAAGAAGAATTGGATAAAATGGCAGCAGCGGAAGATCGTATCGAAATGCTTAATAAGTATTTTTCTTGACTTTTTATCTAAATAATGTTACTATAAACAATAGACATCCTCGTCTATAACTCGGAGAATTAAATGGAAACAGATTTAAACACTTATGCCTCACAGAAAATTCGCAGCAGAATTGAAAAAAACGGAGGCAGATATTGGGCCGGTGATAACATCAGCCAGTATATCGAAGAAGGTGAGCGTGATGAGCTTATCAACGAACTTACTATCAAATTTGACGGCGTGCTAAACAGCCTTGTAATTGATACTGATACAGATCCTAATTCAATGGACACCGCAAAGCGTCTTGCGAAAATGTATATTAATGAATTGATGAGCGGAAGGTATGATCCAATGCCCAACGCTACAGCATTTCCTAATCATACAGATGATCGATATGATGGTATGTTGGTTGTTCGCAGTGAACTTACAAGCATGTGTTCACATCATCACCAAACTGTTAAAGGTGTAGCATACATTGGTATCATTGCTGCTGATACACTTATTGGACTTAGCAAATACACACGTATTGCCCAATGGTGTGCTAGACGTGGAACACTACAAGAAGAACTTGCTATGGATATTGCCAAGGAAATTATGGCAGCAACTGGCAGCAACGATGTTGCTGTTTATATCCAAGCTACTCATGGTTGTTGCGAGAATCGTGGTATTCAAGCACACAGCAGTCTTACACAAACAACTGTGCTAAAAGGTTGTTTCAAGTCAGATGATGCTGTTAAAAAAGAGTTCATGGATAATATTAAATTACAACAAGGATACTCACCGCGATGAAATTAAGATATAGTGAAGCTTTTTATAGTGTTCAAGGCGAAGGTAAATTTGTAGGAGTGCCAAGTGTATTCCTACGCACCTTCGGTTGTAACTTTCGTTGTATGAACTTTGGCGTTGATAAAAGTGTTGGCAGTCGTTGGGAGCAACACGCAAAAGGTCAACGTTACAATGCTGAGGTAAAGCAACTGTTGGATGATGGTGTTCACGAAACTACAAAAGAGTTTAATGACCTGCCTATTGTCCATACTGGCTGCGATACATATGCAAGTATCTATCCAGAATTTAAACACTTCAATATGCTTAAAAGCGTAGATGAAGTTGTAGAACACTTGCTTAGTTTGTTACCAGAAGGCAAATGGACTATGGATAACGGACAAGACGTTCATCTTATTCTCACAGGCGGAGAGCCACTACTTGCTTGGCAACGGTTGTATGTCGAGCTATTTGAACACCCAGGTATGCAGGATCTTAAAAATGTCACAATCGAAACCAACACTACACAGCATCTACACGATGACTTCTACAACTATCTCAACGGTCACGAAAGAATTCAGCTCACTTTTAGCTGTTCTCCCAAACTA